CTGACGAGCGTCACGCAAATAATAAAGCCGTTCGGGATTTAATGTCTTTCTTGTTTTCATGGTTTTCTTTCTTGGTTTTCGCGCCGCCTATAATATCTGGCTTTGCGGTGGAGAATTTCGCCTAACGTGTGCCGCACTCGCCAGATGACGCGGCCTATAAAAAACTACTCCGCCAGTGCTGCCGCGTTTTCTGGCTGCGGCTGTTGTGCGATAGTTGCAGCCGACTCCTTATTTTCAGGGGTCGAAATAACTTTGCAAAGAGGAAACTCCCAATCTCTTAAAAAGGCTCTCTGCAAATGCTGCATACTATCCATCCATTCCAACTTTAAACCAGGAACATAAATTGACTTAGTATAAAGCATCAGATAAAGCTCGTGATGCTTAACGACCATCATTTTAACACCAAGGTACTCAACAAAAGAACCAACTGGAGCAAAGACTTCCACTGCTTTCAAGCGTTTGCAGAGAGCCTCCCATTCTTCGTCAACTTTAGGAACCGACTTTTTGAACGGCCACATTTCGACCCCCTATAATATTTGATCTCGGCTGCAATTTTGCACAACGTTTGACAAAGGGCGAAGTTAAACCGGATCGTATACCTTACACTTTGTATTGCAACAAAAACCTTCTTGACGAACAAAAGCACAATCTGAAAGCCGGGAGCAAGGTTTAATTTCGTCACTTTGTTTGTTGGCTGCGGCTACTGCCGGAACTGTAGCGGCCAACTCCTCTGAATTGAGCGCGGCGTTGTTTGGCACAAAACAATTGATAGCTATTACAACGCATCTATTGCACGGAAATTCAGATGAAAAACCGGAAACATATTTACACTTATCGCAAATTTGATTCATAAGCCGCGCTCCTATTTATAACGCTCTTGGCCGCTATTGCAGCCAACGTTCCCCGCATGTGTGCTGGTTGCGCCTATAAACAAGGAAAATCCGCTAACAACTGCGCAACTGGCATACTGCGGGTGTTGGCAGATGTAAAGCCGGATTCCTTATTTTCTGGTGCGCCCATTTGTATTCCGTCTTTTATTTCGTTCCCGAAAGCATCCCATCCGCTACGCTTGCGCCGGGCAAACATTTCCAAGTACGGCCCTGGCATAGACTCGCAAAAGTGATAGATTGACTCCGGCTTTCGGGAATGAAATAGATTTTCAGAAAGAAGTCCAATAAAGCCATTGGGGGGCGGCTTGGGGCTTCCACGCCTACCGATAAGCACCGGTTCAGTACAGCCACGAATCCAGAAACCGATACCATACGGCACCTTAATTTCCAATACACCCCAAAGGTTTGTTGAAACACTCGTAACTTTTACCCACGGAAAGCCGGTAACATAATCAAAGCCCCAAGCCTGCATTAGCGGCAAACAATCTTCCGCAAGTTTTGGCCATGTCGCCCACATTACCAACACGCAATCAGGATCGGTAAATTCGGACACCGGAAGTTGTTTCATATCCGAAAGCGACATGGTAGAATACTGGTTTGCCGCCGCCCCCCGACACCCGGAATTAGAATAACTCCACGGTGGATCAGCTAAAATGACTTTGTATTTATGGGCGCACATATAATCTCGCTCTCCGGCTTTATTTCTGCCAACTAGCTATTAGATGATCTATATATAACTATCTCAATGATTTTACGTATCTTTCGGAAAGACCTAATTTTATCAATTTTTCCTTTGCTGCTTCTTTTAAAAAATGTCCTGCCGATCCGCTTTTCCTTTTGCAGTTAGGATATTTTACGGAATGTAATCGGCATACCTTGGAAAATTCCAACGACATTAGCACAGTCACTAATGTCATCGCATCGTATGCTTTTGATTGTTTTACCATTTTAATTACCTATATATAAATATAATACTAATAATAATAAAAACCTAATTTATTTTATTTATTTTTACGGCCTCGCGCCCAGCACCCAACAACCCGCCAGCAGTACACCCGCCACTGGCAGCAGTATGACTATCGCCCAAAACATGAGCGTCCAGGCGATGCGGTCAATGTTGTAGTTCGGTTTTACCATGTACCTGATCCTCCAGGACTACGCCGCTCAGTCTCAATCAACTTTTTAACCTTGGGCGTTGTAGATTCCACATGGTTATGCTCTACCAAATCACTTGTATATAGGCGCGGTTGTGCTTTTTTATCAAATATGCACCACACAACCATGCCGCACTTTTTACATTTGTCAATATGGCCGTGTCGGTCAAGAAAGGCGTGGATGGTAGGTTCGGAAATCATAGCTTAGACGGCAGGGAAACCACACGGCTTTAGCCGCAGTGGATTGTTACAACGTTTTCTGTTTTTTTAATATATGCGTTATCGCTTTTATGGTCTCGTTTTTGCCTTTTTTTATTAGAAATTGTTTTGCTAGCTTAAATGTTGCAGCAACAGAAAGTTCGCAAACACCTCCGACATAAGCCCCGCCCGTATAGCATGAGCATAAATAGTTTTGTTTTGATGCAACTGTTTTTCCTTTTTCATTTATATAAAGTTGCCCGTGTATTCCCCACCAATGACCGTACATTTTAAATTTACGGTAGCACCGGATAGAAATAAATTTATTTGTACCAGCAAGGTTTATTTTCATATTACCATCCTTATCTGCGTGGTTTTTACTAGCCAATACCGTTTGTAGTTCTGACCCGGTTCAAACTCACCGACAATCATTTTGCCCTCTGGAAGCAGCTCGGCGTTGATGCGGCTGTTGATCCTGCGTAACTCAGTAGAGTGGTATAACCGCAACGCCTCTAATACTGTAAGAGATTCACCGCGCAGGTAGTGGGCAAGTATTTCAGATTGTGGATTCATGGTTTCCCCTTGTTAAACAATAGCGACATACAATCTAACTCATCCCGTAAGGTGTAAATTTTTGAGCCTCTCCACCAAATCTTCAGCGCCAGTTGTCCAGGCCGAAGCTTTTTCTTGCCGCTCTTGATCTCCGCTAGATACGTAACGTCGCGAAATCCTATTGCAATATCAGGGGCGCTTTCACCGAGTGCGGATAAATCAAACACTGTTGCCCCCAATTTTTGCAGGCAGTGTACGATAGCTGTGTGGTTTTCGTCTTTGCGTGAGAAGGCGTAGCTTTTCATTCCTCCACCACCTCAATTTTCTCCACATATTTTAACGGCGATTGCCCGCGCTTGTTGTCAACCTGTTCCTGTAGCCACTCCGTGATGGTTGGCTTGGCCGCTTTCGGGAAGTCTTTGGGATAGTGTAGTATAATTTTCATCTTGCCCGCCGCTGGTTGAAGGTTGCGCCTGTCATACTATCATCACGCTTTCCGGATCTGGTATAACGCATCCCATTTCTGTTGCTGCCCACCGTTGTATTTTTTCGATGTATTCACAAAATTGATCTTTCGTTAACCGCGCCGTACTCATAACCGTATCCGGTAAGCCTTGTCGTTTCACAAGGAGAAATTTTATTTTCAGCGCCTCGTGCATTTCTTCCGGCGTGTACCCGGTATGCGCTGATAACAACTCTACCACCACTCCGAAATAATATCTGTTCTGTTGAAGGCTTCTAACGGTTCCCTTGTTTTTGTGTCCCATTGCCAGGAACATTTCCGAGCCTTCTCTTATCCCATACAGATAAGCATTATAACGGTTTTGTTCCCCTCTATCAAAATGAAACTTACCGTCTATTTTTTTACCAAGAAATTTTGGGACAAATTTATCTTTCATAATTAGAAAGGAAGCAATATTTTAATTAAAATGGCAAACTGGAATCTTCACCCGGCTGTCTCCCGGCTAAAGGATAAGGATTTGGCTGTTTCAGCGGCAAAACCTTATCCGGGACGCTTCCAGCTTTCGGGGCGCGTACACGGATGCCACCGACAAGTTTTCCGGCATAGGATACATTCGGGTCATGGTAGAGCACAATCTTTGTACCTATCCAGTTTGTTTCAATGTTGTCATCGAAACCGGTGATGCGGGCGATAATCTGTCCGTTCGTGATGTTTAACACCAGCGGCTTGTCCAGTTCCGAAAAGTGAAGAGCCGTTTTCATATCCGGCTCAGCTCCCTGCTGTGCCACATTTTCCTGTGTCAATGCAGAAATTGTTACCAGACAACCAACGCCAACATCTTCCTTGCGTAAAAAGTTACTTGTCTTGAGATCGGAAAGATTCATTTTGTACCTCCTGTTAAAGTTAACCACGTTTAAAAATGAAAAGAAAGAAAAACAAGTCCGATGAACAAAAAGAAAGAAAAGAAAAAAGCCTACAAGGAAAAAAGATACTCCCCACCTTTACTCTTCGGGGGTTGCCGGGAAATAGAAAAGCCCTCTCCGCTTATCTGTTTCTCTATCCTGCCTGGTGATAGACAGGCGAGGAAGAGGTGAGCGAAAAGGGCTTTCCAATTCCGCATGCTATCACTCATGCAGTAAAACCGAGGATGTCCGACAATGTTAAATATAAGCATTTTTTTTGTCCGTGTCAAATTTATTTTAAAGTTTATTTCACCTGAATATTTTGCATTTCCACAATACGCGCCGGTAAAATTATACCCTGCTTGAGTGCGGCCTTAATTTCGGTGAGCATGGCAGACCGCTCCACCTTGACGAAACTTTCCGGCAGGGCGTTAATGTCCTGTACCTCCACGCGCTCGGATTTGCGCCATGATATTTTGCCGCACCCGTATTCCAGCTTTTGACCTGGCTGTATGATGTAGCCAAGATAATTTTTGTTTCGCTCCGCATTGTTGCGGTGGACTTTGATACGGGATTTGAGCGCGTCCAGCTCCGCCTCTATCATATCGGCAAGGGCAAGTTGGTTTTTATAGTACCGGATTGTGCAGTCTATTTTCTTGTCTCTGTCCATTTCGAGCGCGGTTAATTCCGTGTCAAACTCCGGTAAAATCTCTCCGTTGTGCTCGGCGGCATATTCCTCGGCCCTGTCCTGCGCCAATTGATATGCCGCGTCAATACTGAAAAGAGAAATGTTCATAAATTAAACGGCAAGGATACCACATGGCTTTAGCCATTGTGGAGGAATTGCCGCCCCTCTCTTAAAATAAGTGTTGATTTTCTCAATTAAAAAGTATATATTAAAACCAGATGAATCAGGCATCTTCTGAGAAAACAAGGCAAACCTGATATTGCATGTTTTCAAGGGCGTACCGTAAATTGCGCTGAAAAATCGGTTAAAGAACATAAGGTTCCTAATCAAGTTTAAAGCCCCGCGACTTTAGTCGCAGGGGATATTTACTGTGGTGGCTTGTGCAAACAAAACACCCATCTTTATTCACAAAAAAATCTAATTTTTTAGGAGGTCTACCCATTGTTCACAATAACCTCGATTTACAGTTTGCCGCCTGACATACGCCGGATTCAACCATTGCGCCACATTCTGGGCAGGATTCTTCTCCCCTCAGTTCCCGTTCCAGTGCATCCGCCAGTGGGTCATTTTCCTCAATGCCGCGCTCGGTACGCTTATTGATAATTGCATCGAGGCGTTCATATTGTTGACTCTCGGTTTTCATTCAACTATTTCTCCTGTTTTTGAATCCACTATAACGGCATCGCCATATTCGGGAGCCATCCGTCGCGCCTCGTCTAGGCTGTTTTCCATATCCATTACAAGAGCACTTTCTTCGTCAAAACGATACCGCCCATCATAGATAAAATAACGAGGTGGGTTAATCATTTTCATGCGTCAGTTCCCTCGCCTCTGCCACAACCCGCGCCTGCGCGTCAGCCTGCGCCTTGATTGCGTCGTCTATTATTTCCATGCAGCTCTTGCCATCAGGCACCGGCGCGGAAAATGCGCGGTTCATGGTGCGGAATAGGTCCGGCAATGATTTGATGGAATAGACTTTTTCCATTCTATGCCGCCTCACTCTTTGCCCGTTCCTGTCGTGCGTAATATTCCGCCAGGGCATCTTCAAATAATTTCAATGCCCCTTCACCTACGGCATTGTACATGGCGCTAAGGTCGGATCTTTCCACATTCACGGCAGCGGCACGGGTGCGCAATTTATCTTCCTTTTTTTGTAATGCTGCGTACTTTCGGACATCTACTGAAATACTCACGATACCTCCTTGTTATGTTTGATTATTATTTTATCGAGACAGGTTTTGCAAATTCCGTGGCTGACCGGCTTGTCATCTTTCGCGGCAGGCACGTACATAAACACCCCGCGCACCTTAGTACGTCCGCACCAGGAACATTTAATATGCAAACGCTCAAACTGTGGCTGTTGCTTGTGCCGGTGCGCTAGGATGCGTTCCACCTGCTGCTGTTTGAGGTCAACAAATTTCATTTATCCTCCACAATACCGGATTATCAGCGCTACGGCTACCAGGGCAAAAAACAGTGCGGCCAGGAGCAGTTTGTGCTTGTCGGGCGGATCGGGGTAGTAATTCATTTTACCCTCGTAAATTTACCATTTTTTAGCGTGTACCATGTATCTGCTTTAATTTTCTTTCCATCGACTTTTACTGTCTTTACGGTTTTGACGTTTCCGTCAGAATCATATTCAGAACATACAATCCAGTTGCCGGTTGTTGATTTTGCTTTTGAATTTTTTCCAATTGCTACTGCAATCGAATTTTTTCCTGACGTGGCTGCATGGCTGTAATATCCTGACGTGGCTGCAGGGCTGTAATATCCTGACGTGGCTGCATGGCTTGAATCTCCTGACGTGGCTGCAGGGCTGTAATTTCCTGACGTGGCTGCATGGCTGTAATCTCCTGACGTGGCTGCATGGCTGTAATATCCTGACGTGGCTGCATGGCTTGAATCTCCTGACGTGGCTGCATGGCTGTAATATCCTGACGTGGCTGCATGGCTGTAATATCCTGACGTGGCTGCAGGGCTGTATTTTCCTGACGTGGCTGCAGGGCTGTAATTTCCTGACGTGGCTGCATGGCTTGAATATCCTGACGTGGCTGCATGGCTTGAATCTCCTGACGTGGCTGCATGGCTTGAATCTCCTGACGTGGCTGCAGGGCTGTATTTTCCTGACGTGGCTGCATGGCTGTAATATCCGAGTTTTGATATTTTTATTTTTTCAAAAAGAAACTTAATACCTAAATCAATAATTGATTTTAGGTTAATTTCCGTTTCTATTTTTATTTTTTCAGCACATATTTTAGTATCGTCTGTTGCCTCTATGATTTTGCCATCGCTTTCAACCTCACAAAACCTATTTCCGGCAGGCCCATAATATTTTAAAACATCAAGCGGATTTTTGCAAGAATGAAAACCTTTCTTACAAAGTTTAATATCGGTTTCCTGATATTCTTTGCCAACCTCAAACGGAAAGCCATTACATTTTAAATCTTTGTCGAAGCCTTTATACGTTTTCACTTTGCCATCCCTTCCTTTTTTGCCTGCTGTTTCACATCAGCCACACTCAGGCCATACCGCGCCAGGATTGCCGCGCTTTGCGCTGACCTGTCCGCATCGTTGGCCTGCGGCCATTTTTGATAGCCGCGCTTGGCCACCGGGATATTGTCCATGCTGTGAGCGTCCTTTGTGTACAAGTGCCGGCCGGTTTTGACTGCGCCGTTTTGCGAATGTGGTGGGCGGCCAGGTTTGCGGTGCTGTGTGGTGGTGATGGTCATAGGATACCTCTGGTATGCCCTAATTCTGTATGCCGGGCGCGTCCTGCACTTAAAGCGATGCTCCAGAATAGCAAAGTAGCTATGCTGTTTTGGGTACAATTGTAAACCATTGATTTATATAGATAAGTCATTTTTAAGCCATTTCTGGTCTGGAATAACCACCGTATACCCATTTATGCCAATCATCCCCGCCCTGGGCAACTAAAACCTTAGACGGCGGCGGCAGCTGATCGGATTTAAAATCAATAATGTCGGCTTTTTCAAGATTAAGAGGTTCTATTTCATTGTGGCATGGTTCGCAAAGGGAGATCAAATTATCCATAATGTCTTTTCCTCCCCTTTCTCTTGAAACAATGTGATGCGCCGAAAGATCATATTTTCTAAACTTTTTTCTACAACTTTGACAAATATAATTATCTCTATGCTTAACATGATTTGCCATACGAATAAAAAATGGTGTAAGATTTTTGTCGTCCTCCGGATGATAAACAATACTGCGCCAATCATAAATTGCCTTGTCGTATTCCGGTTTATTATCTTCCGGCCCTAATTCGTCTTCGCCTTGTCCCAATATGCTGTTTTGCAATTTGGACATTGGCGAGCTTCCTTTTTCCTCGGAAACCATACCCACCCGCACCGTAAGCATTTTTTCTGTGTTCTGTTTTTGTGTTTCATAACTTCCTTATCTAATATAACCTGTTTGCGTAAACTTGTCAACATATTTCTTTTTTATTTTACAGCCATGCCAATCAGCTCCCGTTCCCGGCCCTTCTCGCCCCATGCGCTATGCCGCGCCCAAACCCGAACCGCAGCTGGTCCGTGTCCAGCTTGTACCGCTTGTGGTGCTGCACCCGCCGGGGCGCTGCATCATACAGGTGCGCATTCCGGCGCTCTGCCTGGCGCACTATGGCAGTGAGGCGGGCAGCGGCTGCTGGTGTGGGGATGGTCATGCGGCCCCCCGTCGCACACTCCGACGAAGCGTGAACCAACTTGGCGCTGATTGTGCACTTGTGCATGATTAGTTTCCAGGAATCTGCGGGGCTTTAGCCCCAGCAGAGGATGTCAAAATCCAGTATGCCAGAAACAGATCCAATATGGCTATGATACGTTTATCATCCCTTTTAGCTATTGCATCGTCCAGCTCAAGCACGACAAGAAAAGCCGATAGACACGTAATGTTGGCAAGGGTGAAGTTATTTTTCATGTGGGTTTCTTAATTTCTTCATGTTTGATTATTTTATATGCCATACGCTTCGTTACGTTTGTCAATATTGATTCCAAAACTTTTGCGTATTGAACCTCAATATCGTTTGCATCCTCGCGCCGCAGAATATTTACCGTTACATCATACTGCGCAATATCTTTGCCGATTTTCTTGCCGTTAATTATCACATTTACAACTACCATTATTGGCCCCCATATCGCTTTTATTCATCCATTCGGCATGACCTATAAATTCCATATTTTCAAAAGAGCAACGATAATAAAACAGACCGCTTTCTTCCGGAGATGCACAATATCCCATCGCGCCAAACGATTTTGGTTCCGAAACAACCATAAAGCACCCGCCAAAGCGCGGGTCGTGTGCGGGATCAATTTGTACAACATCACCAACGCGCAACTCTCGCTTAATCATTTAGCGGCCTGCTTTTGTTTCCAGTACGCTTCCATGCGCTCTAGGCGTCTGCGCAATTCGGGCACATCCCCATACGTTGTTTCGTGGCATATGCCCAGCTCCGGGCATGTGGCGCAGTCCTGGGGAGCGCCGCCAAGCAGGGGGCAGGGGGTGGGAGTGCTCATATTTTTAGCTTTTCGCATAATTCCTTTATTGCGGCCTCGTATTGTTCAGGCGTAAGATTGCGCTCTTCTATTTTGCGCTTCTCAGTTTCGTACTCGCGCCACTTTTCAATGCTTGGATATTTGAGCCTCTGCTGCATGATGCACCTCGTGGGCCACTCCAGCCCCGATAAGGGTGTTTATGGCCGAGTTTACGATCCTGCGAACGAGAAAGCCCACGGAGCGAGTCTTCGAGCGTCTTTAGCCGTGGGATGAAAGTGAGCCAGTCTAATTTAAAATAAATCATGCATTTCTTAGGCAAATAGATTATATTAGTCTTATATGCGTAAGACTTTTAAATATAGATTATACCCAACTAAACTTCAAACAACCAAAATGAATAACATTTTGGAACAGACTCGTTGGGTCTATAACGAAACTCTTGCACTTAGAAAAAATACTTGGGAATCTGAGAAAAAATCTATCTCTCTTTATGCCAGTCAAATAGAACTCACTAAATGGAAAACTGTTAAACCAGAACTTAATGAAGTCTTTTCTCAGGTTCTTCAAAATGCTCAACTCCGAGTTGACCTTGCTTTCAAAGCCTTTTGGCGGCGTTGTAAGGCAGGAGAGAACCCAGGTTTTCCAAGATTTAAAGGTAAAGGTTGGTATCATTCCATAACCTACCCACAGGCCGGATTTAGACTCCATCCTGACGGGGTTTATCTTTCCAAGATCGACCGCGTAAAGATTGTTCTCCATAGACCTGTCGAAGGTACTATTAAAACTTGTACCGTTAAAAAAACTCCTACCGGTAAATGGTATGTTTATTTTTCCTGTGAAACAGAAAAACCTGAGCCTCTCACAAAAACCGGAAAAATTGCTGGAATTGATTTGGGTCTTATCACCTATATCCAGTGCTCTGATGGGTCTAAAATAGATAAACCTCGATTTTTTAATCTTGAACAAAAGGCTTTTGCTCAAGCCAAAAGGCGTGAGAATATAACTTTTAAAGCCAAACATAAAAGAGTTTTGGCTATGATCCATGAGAGGATAAAAAACAAGAGAGAGGATTTTTGTCATAAGGCTTCCAAGAAACTCGTTGATAAATATGATTTCATTGCTCATGAAAACCTGAATGTTAAAGATATGCTTGAGCAAAAGAAATATTCTAAAAGCATAGCTGATGCTTCTTGGTCTACTCTGATTCAGTATATGACCGCCAAAGCTGAAAACGCTGGGCGGATCATAGTGGGAGTAGACCCAAGAGGAACCAGTCAGCGATGCTCGCAGTGTGGCACTACCGTGACTAAGACTATTGAGGTTCGTGTTCATAATTGTCCTCACTGCGGTTTTAAGACAGGTAGAGATTTAAACTCTGCCTTAGAGATACTCAGACTCGGATTGGAGTCTGTTGAGCGACCTGTGCCTCGCCGTAAGGCGAAAGCACTGGTCAGGACTCATGGAAGCCCACGACTTTAGTCGTGGGAGCAGTCACCATATATCTCCCCTTCCTTCTTGTTTTTTTTCTTCTTCTGTTTTTTGTTGGCTAAATGTTCCTTTAGTAATATCAAACTCCAAAGATTCAACCCCTAAGCAACCGTGATTTTTAAATCTCATTTTTTTACAATGTATATCTGTTAATCCTGTTTTTTCGTTTCTATAAATAATTATTCCTATGTCCGGCTTATTTCTCCAATGTGCAGAATCGCTTATATCATATAATTCAGGAACCAAATAAGAACCATCTTCGTTCTTCTTTGGTTTTGCTGGATGTCCAGAAACAATAACGATTTGATTATTTATTCTTGCATAACGGCGCAACTTCATTAAATTATATCCAACAAATTCAGTCAAGGACATTTCGGTTGGCCGAGTATGTTCAAGTTCATTATATGGATCAATAATTAATCCGTCAATATTCAAATCTTTGGCTGTGTTTAATATCATATCTAAAGTAACGGACTCGTTGTTGATCCCTATTAATTTATAATGTTCTTCAAGAAATTTCATAGATTCTTCTACGTCACTAAAGTTCATCCTGTTTGATCCAAAGAAAGACATTTTTTTGTTTTTTTCAGTCAGGTTTTGAATTATAAACGGTGCCGGATAATTTTCCGGTGAATAAATAGCCCAAGTAAAATCATGTGAAACCGCAAGGTTGTTACTAATATCAAGTATAAATTCTGTTTTTCCGCTACCTGGATAACCAGTAATGACATAAAGTAAAGATGGCACCATTGTAAATATTTTATTAATATTATTCCATCCAGTAGACAATCCTGCTTGTTTTCCATTATTATAAAATTGTTTGACACTTTCTAAATATTCCATTACCCCCGAAACGCTTGCAATCTTATCACAGTTTATTTCTCTCGGTTGCCCGTCAATCTGTTCACCTATTTTTATGTTTTTATCACCTATAGTATTGGAACAGTTATTAATCGCCCGCTCTATTGTTATTTGCCCATAGGTATATCCATTAGCAAAATGTACTTTATCCCATTTAGGGCGCATTAATCCTGATTGCCGAAATAAAGAATCTATTTCTATAAAATTTCTTGATGTCCAGAAAGCAAGATGATTACATAACGCCATATCTGCGGATGAATGATCTCCTGAATATGCGGAGGTATCTCCTTGCCAAAGAGCCTGTATTTTAAATCCGTTTATAGCTTTGAACATTTTTTCTGGAAGATCGTTTATTTTTGTAGTATTATTATTATAATTTAACAATGTTTCTGTTTTATTTTGTTTTGTTTTTTGTATCATTTCGTAAATTTTATTTATTTCATCTTCGTTTAGTTCTCTAAAATCTTTTTTATTTTGAAAGACGTTTCCAGTAAAAGTAAAATATCTTTTGCAACCATAAATTTCCGCTTTTTGTGTTTTCACCGAAGGTTTTAAAAGTTTTCCACCACAAAAAACATGGAAGCCATCCCCACTTGGGGATATTTCGGTGTAACTATTTGCCTCCTCTATTATTTCTAACGCCCAAGGCTCAATAAAATCACTTGCATCACTAAGACAATGGTCAAGATCAATTAAAATAAATGCCTCCGGCTCAATCCCAGACTGAAACCCTATACCATCAAAATCATTTGAAACGGATAATGCTGTGTTAAAATCCGTCCAGGTTTTTGAATTATTGCTTTCTGCTTTTCCAAAACTATTTGCCCTATATGGTACTTTCGTTTCTTTACCCTCACGTATTTCACGTTTCCAGACTATCCAATTTGGAACAGATAACATTTTCTCAGGCACAATAGCAATGTTAACCATTAAGTTCTTTCATTCGTTCTTTTTGTATCTGTTTTTCCCCGGCTGATAAAATGTGTGTTGGCAAAATTATTTTATGTTTTTCATCTAACCATCGTTGTTGGTTTAAATATGTTGCAGGCATTGGAATGTATTGTCCATTATCTTTTTTCCATTGTTCTGTCTGTTTCTGCCATTCAAGGGCAATCAATATTAATTGGAGCGTTTCGCCCGGTGATGATATTTTCATCCACGATTTATAAGCTGCGCCCTTACCTTCCTTGCGCGGGTATGAACTCCAAAACTCCAAAAAAAGCGTTGAAAAATCATTCCCCCCTTGCATTCCCTCTTTAATACAAGAAGCAGAAGCAGAAGCAGAAGCATTAATGTCCGCCATATCTCCGGACATTTCCGGACAAGTCTTTTTCTTTCTCTCTTCATATTTCCTTTTTGCATCAGCTTCCTTGTAGTTTAACTCACGAAACTTCTGATAATTTATTATTCGGTATCCACCATCTACACGCTCAATTCGTTTTCCTTCATTTTGAATAGATCGGCTTTCTGTGTCCGGAGAGGACAGTTCTTCGATTGCCGCTTTTGTTTCATCAAGTGATAATCTGCAAACAGAAGAAATACCAACAGAAGATACGGGAGCTATTCCATCCGGCTTACATGCGGCGAGTAAAGCAATCCACACCTTAAATGTTTTAGGATCACAGGCCATTATTGAAGAAAGTAAAATACCCTCATCAAGTTTAGTATATCCCACAAAGCCTCAATTAAAAAGCCTGCCTGTATTCCTGCTCAGGGAAATACAGCTATGCGCCGGAGCTTTGCGCTACGGACAGGCTATAAATTTACGTGGAAATTCCTGAGCATGCTATAACAATACAACAAGCCCATTGCCGTGTCAAGAAAATAATGCTATAGCTGCAATTTATTTTTACAGACAGGTCGTGACAAATAACGCGCTAATAGCGTCCAATATATATAAGTATTACCTTTTTACCGATTTGTGTAAATAGTGCTTGACAACTATTGCTTTTTATCGTAAATTACTTATTGACCGTTACAAACCTTAACATGAGCTGCTTTGCTTGAAGGTGCGTTATATGGCTGCTGAAGGTGCCCCTCCTAATAACAACTTTGCAGAAAAGTACAAAACCCCAAAAGAACGTCAAGCTTTGTGTGAAAGATATTGTTCTTACTTGAAAAAAGGCGGGTATCCTTCATATTTTCCAGAGTGTTCTGACAAAACAATAGAACGATATATAAAAGATTTCCCAGTTGATTTTCCCACCGAAAAGATAGAAGAAGCAGAGCGCGAATACAAGCGTTACTATTTTGACCTTCTTGAGCAGGGTGCAACTGGTAAAATACACGGCTACAACGCGCCGTCTGCAATCTTTCTCGCAAAAAATATAAATAAATTCCGCGACAATCACGACATTACCTCTGGTGGTGAAAAAATAAAATCAGTACCACCTCAAATTATAGTTACCGATCAAGCTACAGCAAGCTTTGTCAAAAAGATGCTGTGTGGGCCGGATGATTCTCCCGAATCTTGAAACCACAACAGTATTTTCTCGTAACCGCAGGGCGTTCGAGGAGGGTTATAAAGTCATTGTGAATCAGGGTGGAACTTCAAGTAGTAAAACCTATTCAATTCTTCAATTGCTTATCGTATTAGCTGCATCATCTTTTTACAATGCTGGTATAATTTCTGTTGTATCTGAATCAATTCCTCACCTTAAGCGCGGAGCAATCCGTGATTTTCAAAAAATAATGGGTGAAAAGTTTGACGATATGGCGTTCAATAGAACGGATCATATTTACAAGTTTGATAAATCCCAGATGGAGTTTTTCAGCGCGGATGATTCCGCCAGGTTGCGTGGTGGTAGGAGAAATATTCTTTTTCTCAACGAGTGTAATAACATTACAATGGATTCTTTTGATGAACTTGATGTAAGAACGGAGGGCTGTACTTTTGTTGATTATAACCCCGTTTCTGAATTTTGGATACATCAATTACTACAACAAAACGGAATAAACGATTTTACAAAAGATTGTTTTCCAGAAGATCACAAACAAATATGCTTTATTCATTCCACCTATATGCAGGCTCGACAGGTTCTTCCCAAAGACACAATAGATAAGATTGAATCACGTAGGGAAAGAGATGTAAATTGGTGGAATGTTTATGGCTTGGGTCTTGTGGGTAACATTGAGGGGCTTGTACACCCGCTGTTTACCACTTGTGACGAAATGCCGCTGCCCGGCTCCGGCCCTGAGTTTTTCGGGCTAGACTTTGGCTTTACTGACGAAACCTCATTGATTAAATGTATGGTGGTCGGTGACCAGCTTTATTGTGATCAGCTAATATACGAAACCGGCCTCACCAATCCGCAAATTTCCCGCCGTATGGAATCTTTAGGTGTTCGCAAAAACCATGACGAAATATTTGCTGATAGTGCAGAGCCTAAATCAATTAAAGAAATTGCCTCATACGGATTCAACATAAAGGGTGTGGAAAAAGGTCCAGATAGCGTTCGTGCTGGTATTTTGAAGGTTAATGAATACCGCCAGGTCTGGACTAAGCGCAGTGTAGACTCAATCAAAGAGCAGCGCAATTTTCGTTACATTCAGAAAGATGATGGCACTTTTACCGATAAGCCTATGGATGATTTTGGACATAGTATGGCTGCTCGTCGCTATGCCGTTATAAGCAAACACCTACAGGCTATCGAGCGCATGAAGTGTTTGGTACATGACATATCAAAGTTTGTTAAGGATGATCCGCTGGGTGGGTTCTACGAGGTTATAAACGGCTTTGCGGTGCGTGAAAATTGGGCGACTATTGTCACCTGCCAATGGGATAAGGATAATGGACTTTTGCATGTTAATTTTGAAGCTACAATGAACACTATTGAGAACATAAAGGCTTACTGCGAATCTGTGAAAAAAGCCATGAATGTAGCGCCGCCCGTAATGAATCCTACCAATGGCGCTGCGGTGCAGAACCTTGTGAGCCAGTTAATCGCGCAGAAGGTTCCGGTTGTTATTGACCAGACGTTTGACGCTATTGGAACGTTGTATTTTCTTAATAACGTAATTGACCGGCGAAAGTTCACCATGAATAGCCAAGCAGAATCTCTACGACAAGCCATGCAAAGCGATACGGAAGTAAAGAACCTTTCCCCGCACTTAGAAGCGTTGCTGTATATCGTAAATAACATAGCAATCAAGGTTAAAGCCGAGGACAACAGAAAGCCGCTCAAAATGTTCAGCAAAGAAAAGTTTGAATACCAGAAGGAACAGGAGCTGACATTAAAGGGGCGCGAGCGTAACCCGGACGGAACGTTGAAACCAATAGATAAAGGATATGCGCAGGGGTGGTAAAAATGTTTGAATCAGCCAAGGCAATTATAGCCCACAGGGAGGAACAAAATGAACCTATTGTGCAAAAAGATATAGATTATATTGCTAAAACATGTGCAAGTGAAATCATGAAGGTGATTGATGATGTTTATAAAAATAAAAAAGAAGTCAAAAAGGTCTCGGAATGAAACTGTATAATCTCGACCAGCACGTTTCGGTGAACAGCGACCTTGAATTTATCTGGCGTAAACTTGGTCACGAGCTTGATATTGACAGCATTTCCGGCCATTCGTGGGTGATGGGAAGGGAGCGCAAGCATGTTCCACTGGTTGAAAATAATATTGGCAGTATTGTCGAGAAAGAATTGTGGCGAGAGTTTTATGATACTTACCATGAAAGATTATCAGCTTATGACGGATACGTATGCTGCTATCCGCCCGTGTTCGCCCTGCTCTACAAGCAATTTACAGACAAGCGCGTTATTGTTCACATACCAATCAGATATGATTTCCCCTATACAGACAATGAGCCAAGCCTCAAAGTGCTCAATGATTTTCTTGTCAGTGATCCCGTGATTGTATCAGCTAACAACAAGTTGGACAAGGCTTATTTTGAGGACCGTACAAATGGCAAGAAAGAGTGTAAATACATTCCGTCGCTGTGTGAATATACCGGGATGAAATGGGCACCAAAGCGCAGTGAGTTTTTGCTGTATGATGGATCACGAAAATGGCGCATTGATGGCACGCTGAATAGGTATGACGATTTTCACCCGCATACGTGGAATGATATACAGTCTTTCCGTGGTATTATTCATATGCCGTATAATATTTCGACCATGAGCATGTTTGAGCAGTACACCGCCTGCATACCGCTGTTCTATCCGTCGAAAGAGTTTTTACTTAAAATGTACCGGAGTGGGGCCGGTGTGCTTGAACAATGTTTCTGGTCAACAACACAGCACGGCAAGTACGGATTTGGCACAATAGAATCTGTGCTTGATTTGGCAGATTTCTACAGTGAGACATTCCCGCATATTATCACTTTTGATAATCTGGCGCAGCTTGATGATAAGCGGTATGATGATGCGTTTTTGGAGTGGACAAGCACAGAAATGGAAAAGGATAACCAATGGAACAGAAGCGTCGTGTACAAGGCGTGGGAAGAAATCCTAAGCGAGTTAAAAAAGTAAAATGGGACGGAAGATTTCAAAGTCCTGTTTTAGCTAAGATGGCCAAGTTATTAGTTAAAGCAAATAGAAAAAAACTTGATAGGGAAATATTGGACTTTCTTACTATTGGTGGTTTAGGTGAGTAAGCGCGTCATAAGCTTTTCCTTGTGGGGGCAATCCAAGCAATACTGCTGCGGCGCAATAGCCAACGCCCGTCTTGCGCCCAAGCTGTTCCCCGGCTGGACGTGCAGGTTCTACTGTGCTGACGACGTACCAAAGCGCGTTGTAGATGACCTTAAGGCCGAGGGTGCGGAGATAATGCCGGAGCATACTGGCGTGGGCTTTGTGGGGCTATTCTGGCGGCTCAAGGTGGCGGATGATGTCTATGTTGACCGGTTTATTGTCCGTGATACGGATAGCCGCCTAACGCCACGGGACGCGGCCTGTGTGAAGGAATGGGAGGAGTCCGGGTTGCCGTTTCACATTATCAGGGATTGTGAGTCGCACGGTGGCTGGATTTTGGGCGCTACATTTGGCATGGTTAATTCATTTCTGCCGGAAGTGTGCCATACAACCATGCAGGAGCTTCTTGTAGAGTTTTGGGAGGACTGGTATGTGGGCTTAACTGAGCATGGCTATGAGAGTGACCGGGGAAAGTTCTATGGAGTCGATCAGGAGTTCCTTTCGAGAAAAATATGGAATTTAATAAGGGACAATCATCTTGCTCATGTTGCTGATTATGCTTGTTTGAAATTTACAGGAAAAGAAAAACTCGCTCCCCCAATAAATAGAAAACCAGGAGAAAGCAGTTTAACGGCAGAGGCGTATGTTGGACAAGTATGCAATTTAGAGCCTGAATGGGAATTATACAGTTATGATTTGTAAATCAATTTATATTTATGCCTTAGTTGATCCCAATACTCATGATGTGAGATATATTGGTAAATCGTATAATCCATATCAAAGATTGCTACAACACTGTAATTGTAAGAAGAAATTTTATGTAACATTAAAGATGGGGGTTTAAAAATGTCGCTTGAGCGTAAACCAACCGAATCTTTCGAGCAGTACCAGACCCGCCGCAAGGCAGAAAACCTTACTGAGCGTACTTATCTGCGTGGCATGATTAGTCATCAATCAAAAAAGATTATTATGTTGACAACACGACAAATGGTTGATGAGGCAAATAAAAACGACTCATTGGCTCGTTATAAACTTGGTGACCATATAATTGTGCATAGCACATATAAAACGCCACCAAACACTGTTCCACGATTGGATAAGTGGCAGAGAAGGAAACTGAGAAAAATAGTAGCGAAAGGATAAATTATGCCAATTTCTCATCAGGCCTTTTTTTTCTGGGGACAAAACACAGCGTTGCCTTATACTAGATATTTGACACTTGCCACGTTTCGTTTGCAGCACCCTGATTGGCCTATGGCGTTGTACCAGTGCCGTTGTGCCGACAAGGATCATTGGGGCTGCGGGATCTTTGTGGACTTCCAGTTCAACGGTGAGGAGCTTGAAAAGCTTTACCGTGAGCTTGAGACTGAGGGTGTAAAGGTAGAACAAAATCTACGCGATGTTGCCTATGACGTGCTTCTGCACAGTAAAGAGCCTGCGCCGTGGGACTCAATACGGTATGACCAGGCCGCTATTAAGGCCGCACTAAAGACTTGCACAACGCAAGAAACACTTACTTCTAAACTGCAAAAAGTTGTGGATAAGCGCATGGCGCGTGAGGCTCTGCGGCCACAGAAGCATAATTATATCCAGGAAGCGGTGGAACGTCTTGGGGTGGAGCTACGTGAATATGCGCCTGCCGACAAGCGCGTCTATACTATGCCACCGCCGAACGTGAGCGACATATTTAGCGTGGAGATCCTTGGGCAGCAGGGCGGTTGGTACTTGGACCTGGACCAGGTTGTGTTAAAGCCATTAACCGGCTTAAGCAACCACTATGATTTTGTTTGTGGCGGGCAAACCGTGTTCTACATTGGCATATTCGGTAGCAAACAGGGCGGGGCTGTGGTTGGTGATTTCTACGGAAAGATGCTTGGCAGCTACGATCCAAAGTTCTACAATTCGTCAGGCATATCCGCCATTGTTCATAGCAGCCTTGAGGACAATGCTTGGCTGGCGTGGTTTAAAGACACGCGCAATGGAACAAACCATATCCTTGAGCAAAATCATTTTTACCCGTTGCTTGCGCCTGACGGCTCAAACAGGTTTTGGAGCGGTAATTTTGATATTTGCGGCAACGATGCGGCGGGGAGTGAGTGTGTACATTTTTATGGGGGGAACCCTGTCAGCCAGAAATTCTTTAGGGAAATGACACCGGATAATATTTTATCTTACGAGGGTGGAGCAAACTGTATGTCAAAATACATAGCAAAGGTTTCCAATGGTGGACAATCGAATAAGAAAATATTCTGCTTTGAATGAGGCAATATGCTGTTTGAAGTAAACGCATCCGACATCTTTGAAATATCCGCGCTGATAGCGGCAGAAGCGGAAACGGGAAGCGTGCTGCCGCGCTGCGTTGATTATGTGGCAGATCACTTGCCCAGCTTTGCCATTGTCAGGTGTGACGATAGGATAATTGGTTGCGCATCGTATAGGATATTCTACCAAATAGGCGAGCAGTCCATAGCTGAAATACGCTCGCTTGTTGTTGACCCGGAATACCGCAAGCAAGGCTACGGCGATTTTCTTATGATGGAAATTGCAAGGGAAATCGGTGAAAGGTGCATAAAAAGAATGTTTGTGTTTACGCTTGTGCCAGAGTTTTTCAAGCAGTACGGCTTTCATACGGTAGATGATGATTATGTTATAAAAACCACGTGGCTAGAAGATTGTAAAATTTGTCGCCATAATAACAAGGATTGTAAAGAAATATTCATGGTGAAGGAGGTTATATGAGTATCATAACCAGGATACTGCTGATAGTGTTGGTGTGTTTTGTGGGTGGCGTTTGTGGTTGCTGTTTTGTGCTAGAGGAAGAATGGGCTCGAAGCGACGTTCTTGATTTTGGAATACTGATATTGCTATTATTCTGGTTCGTAATGGAACGCTTGAATATGTACGGGAAACAATAATGTTTGATCGCATTAATCTTATGGTGCCGTCATATAAACGGCCTGCAATGCTGCGGACGTTTATTGATTCCGCATTGGAAACAGCAACAAATGAAGACAATCTGTGCTGGACAATCTTACTCAATGAAAAGGATGATTCATACAAAGATTTTGTTTGGCCTATAAATTGTTGCATACTAAAGGAGAACTCCGGTGAACCAAACTTATCAGCATATTTCAACCAGATGTACAATGAAACGGCGCATAAAGGTGACGATGTTTTGGTCACTATGCTTGGTGATGATATGGCTTTTGAAACTTCGGGATGGGATGTTCAAATTCTTGCTAAGATTAACGAGAAAAATGGCATCGGAATAGTCCACTGTGAGGACGGCTTTTGCTCCCACGGCGCTTGCCCGGTGAATATATTTACTACACGCAAGTTTGTTGAAGCCTGCGGTGGTGAGTTTATGTGTAGTGCGTTCAAGCGGTTCTGGATGGATGAAATATGGGGGCGGCTGGCGGATATGGCAAAGTGCAATTATTTTCTGCCAAACGTGGTGGTTAAACACAACCACACAAGTGGCAAGAACAGCCACGACGAAACATTTCGGCGGTTAGAAAATATGGGTGTGCATGAAATGGCTGGCGGAATTGATGTGGCGCGTGAGGCTATTTGGCCGTTTATTGAAGTTATGTATGACAACCTATTAGAAAGTGGGTTAATATGAGCGACCCTATCCATGATGACATGCCTGAAGTCAAACGTGACACTATGCAGCCGCATGGTGACCGCGTTCTCTTGCGCATGGAGAAGCCCAAACAAAAGGGCGCTATACTAATCCCGGACAGTGTAAAGTCTCTGGACAATTGCTGGTATGGCGTTGTGCTCGCCAAGGGCAAAGGCGATAATGCTGACAATATTCCTCTTGGTGTTCGTGTCATGGTGGAAAAGATGTTTAAAATGACCGGCGGCATGGAGGGTATGGGAATGAACGGTATTGATTGTGGTGAGCATGGATTAGATGGTAAGGGGTGTATGTTGCTGGATGCAGATAAGGTGCTGGCGGTGGTGGAATGAAAAATGCTGTTCTTGTTACCGCTATTCCTGACATGGATTGGGTAAAAACTCATGGCGCTATGTGCCTCGAAGTTATTCGCAAGTATTTTGAGCGGCACAATCATGAATTGATAGTAATTACCGAGAGGCCCAAGGTTGACGCAAAGCACAATTCATGGTTGTGGTTGTTAGGACATAAATTGTATCCAGGTTATAATTATTTACTTTGTTGGAACCTCGACATATTGCCGCAGCTATTCGATGTGGACATCTTTGATTATCTTGACATGAACCGGATTGCGGCTTGTGTTGAATTTAATGGCCTTAGTACATTTCCTTATTATCGTTATAATTGCGGACTTGTGGGAATGCCACAAAAGTATCAAGCCTTTTTTGAGGGGTGTTTTAATAAATGGGGCAACAATCCCAAAAACTGGCCGTCTTGGGAACAATATTATGTTAATATGGAACTCGGAGAACAGGCAATAGACGTTCAAGAAATACCTCGCAAGTTCAATACCTTTTATGAAAGTAATGAAAAAGATACTGTTTGCGTTCATTATTCTTTTTCTGTTTACAAGGATAGGGCCCCTCTTGCCACGGACGCAATGGAAAAACATTATAAGCGGTTGAAAAAAGTCGGAACAATATGATCTTCGCGCCACAATTAAAACTTGCTTCACATCCGCAATTTCCAAAGTTCCTTACTGGCGAAACCGTTCCGATTATCAATATAGAAATTTCACCTTCGAGCGTATGTGATGCAAAGTGCTCCGCTTGTTTTTACAAGGAAGATAAGAACGTAAAAGAAAAGTTCATTCACTGGGGGCCATTGTTCGCCTTTCTTCTTGATGCTGACACTCATGGTCTTGAGGCCATAACTTGGAGCGGCGGCGGCGAACCAACCTTGCACCCGGATTTTTCTGATCTTGTTTTCCGTGTGGCATCACAAACAAAATTGAACCAAGGCTTGTTTACCAATGCTTTGTTAAAACCGAAATACCGAGCCAGCTTTCTTAAATGGATTCGTGTATCAAAAACAAATGAGTCATGGCCTGACGGACACATATTTTTGCTAAGACAGCAAAATGCCAATGTGGGTTTGTGTGTTAATTACCGGGGAAAAGAGGACGATTGGGACATTAAGGAGGGCTTGCGGCTTGTTCACAAGATGGAGTTACGGTATCTCCAGGTTCGACCCGCGCTCAATATTATGGGCAAGACAATAGAGATTAATCTCCCAGACATTAAAGACGACAAGTTGATTATCACACCTTATAAATTCCACGAATGCTCAAAAAAAGATCGAGGATATACGCTTTGCCAAGGCTTTCATTTTTCAACCATGATTTGGGAAAACGGCATGATGTCGCCCTGTATGTACATGAGACATCATCAAGAATACAACATTGGCAGCATTTATGAAAATCGCTTTGTGGATTTGTGTGAAAAAATGCCCAAGAGCTTGCCCGTGCTCGATGATTGTCAGATTTGTTGTAAAAATAACGAGATTAATAAACTGATAAACGATTGCAAAAAATTGGAAGATGTGAGTTTTGTATAAATGATACTATCCATCCTTATACCAACACTTTTAGACCGTGCAGACATGCTCAAAAATCTTATGTCTGATCTTTACGAGCAAGCGGAATTGATTAATGCTGATTCTGACATTGAGATTGTATGCAACAAAGATAAGGGTGAACAGACAACTGGCTACAAGCGCAACAAGCTCCTGAGCGACGCGGTGGGGGAATATATAGTATTCGTGGACGACGATGACAAGGTATCTCACTCTTATTGTAAGCTGATTATGGATGCACTGGCAAGCAAGCCGGACGTTGTTGGGATAAGAGGGATATATATCGTCAATGGGCAATACAATGGTGTTTTCGAACATTCAATCAAGCATAAGGCGTGGTCACAAGAGGGAAACAAATATTACCGTTGCCCAAACCATTTAAATCCAGTGCGTCGTGAACTTGCATTACAGGCCGGGTTCCCAAACACAATAATCGGTGAGGACAGGGATTACAGCATGAATCTGTTACCGCTATTGAAGACAGAGGTAATGATCGAAACTCCAATTTACGAATATTACGCGAGGGCTAAATGACCCACCCCGCGCTACAGGCCGTGAGGTGTCCCAGGCTGCGCAACAAGGGCGGCAGGCACGATACTTTATGTAACGCTCTTGTAATACCGGGAAAGGATTATGCTTTTTGTCATAAATGTAGTGCGTTTTTCAGGATTATAAGAGTTCCCGGCAAGCCGCTAAAGTTGATTGATATTGATAAGGATGAAATTAGGTTTATGTGGCTGTTACTGGAATATCAAAATATATCTTGACACACAAGCCGCTTGAGTGTATAATATAAGTATGGATAAAATAAGTAAGTACTTTTCTAAGATCGGTCGAAAGGGTGGCAAATCCGGGAAGGGAGATTCTAAGCGGCGTGGCAATTCGGATTATTACAGGAGAATAAGAAAAGGGAACAATAAACAAGGAGGTAAAAAATGAAAAAGGTAATTATTTTTTTAGTAGGAGTTTTGTTGTGTTGCAGCAATCCGACAGCACCTAAAACTGCGGTGATAGCTTGGAGGGTTGTTAAGATTTATTACGATCCACAAATATCACCTCCGTTTGATGACCGGATAGTAAGCAAAGATACCTCAAGAGTTTTATACAGGGACAGCACTGACAGTATGTCGTTTAAACAGTTTGGAACATGGCACTCTATACCGGCGTGGTATGGTTCTGAAATAGGTATTCCTACTGGCGATACCATACGTATTTTCTCTAATGGCATAAATGATACGTTGCGCTCATATTTTACCTGTAATGGTTTGTTGTATTTTGCCGGTAATGGCGCAGATACTTTGATTGTCACCAAAGACACGACTTGGATATTGAATTAAGGTATAATTACCGATTTATGTAAAAAGGTCTTGCATTGTTGATAATTTGATGTTATATTGAGTTCGAGTATTCATATCTTCAACTGAATCTCACCTTATGCCGCTCTTCGGTTCGGTGCCGAGAGCGACATGCCAGAAAATCAGCTACAAGAAGGTTTGCCAGAGAGTGCCGCTACTGCCGCCGCTGCCGTTATCGAACGGGCGATGGGTGTCGGACAGCAGAAGGTAAATTTCGTTAATACCCGCTTCCAGAATTGTCTCAACGCTTTAATTCCTCGTCGTGACCGCCTCTTTTTAAACCTCGACAAATACTGCGGATACCAACTCGACCCAGAGCAGATTAAAAAACTGGACAAGGCCCGCCGTGTGCCTATTGTGATGAATCTTTCCAAACGCAAGGTTCAGGGGCTTGCTGCGGCAATCGTAAAGAACATCTGGGACATTGACGTGTTGCCTATGGATGGCAAGCGTAATACGCTGATGTATGCTATCCAGGACATGATGAAGGTTGACCAGAGTTATTCGCGCTGGGACTACAACTTTCTCATGCACATCATCTATGCGCTGATTTCTGATTCTGTAATGGAGATGATTTTTACCAATGAAATTGACCCTATGGGGCGCATAGGGTGGGAAGTGTGCCAGCCAGGGATGGTTGCTTATGATCCTAATTGGAGAACGGGCGTAAGCAAAGACTTAAATTTTGTTTTCAAATACATGAAGCTCACCGCCGACCAGATCATGCAGCTCTACCCAGACCAAACAGAGAGAATACAAAGAAACCTCCTAATGGATTTAACACTGGGCGGAAATTTTGATACTCCAAAAATCTCAGATTACAAAGACTATACACAGTCTAAAACCATGAATGGGCAATATGATGTAGTGGAATATAATTACGTTGTTGAGGAAGAAGATGTTGTAGAGGTTGCCATTAACGCAAATCTTGAGTTGCCCAAGACCGATGACTACCAAGTTAAAAAGGATTTCGTTGAAGCAAACAAAATAAAATATGAAGACATTCATTCCATTTATCAAACAATAAAAAAGCCAAAAATTTGCACAATATGTCCTGGTATTGTTCCTGAACAACCCCTTTACGACGGATATGATATATTCCAGATCAAACGCCTCAGATTTTTCCCTCTTGCATCAGAGCGTATTGTCGGTGAGCCTTTTGGAATCATGGATGTGCTTACTAACATGCAGGATGCTATTAACAAACTGATAAACAACTCACAAGGAATTATTGATTCGGCTGCTCATGGCGGCGGGGCTGTCAATCCTGAGATTGTTGGTAACGATGATACAAAAATGGAGGAGATTAAAAAGCGTTGGAGCGATCCGTTCTATAAATTCTTTGGCAGCCCTGCCGCTTTTGCATCAGGGAAGTCAATGTTTTTACCCTTTCCGCACAATGACGTTGATGCCGGGATATTTAATCAGCTTTCTAAAATACTTTATGAATTGAACAATGATGTTCTACCGCTAAATCCTGCCGCCGAGGGAAAAAGCGAACACGCCGGCGAGCCTGGCATTCTATTCAACATGAAGATGCAAATTATTGAGCAGGCGCAGCTTGTTTTAATGAGAAACATAGAGAATTTCCTACTTGAAGCTGGTGAGGCTTATGTTGATGCTGGAAAAATACTCTATAGTAAAACTAAACGAACATTCTATAAGAATGATGGCTCGGAAATAGTTATTAATGATATAAAAACTTTACCCAGTGGTGACATTGCAATAGATAACGATTTGGGAAGTTTACAGCGATGCCGCATTGTAGTTACTCTCTCCCCGAAATCTCCTAATTCTCAGTTTACAAAGCGCATGACTCACATGGACGTATTGAACCTTCTTTACAAAGACGCTGTGAACAACATTGAGCTAATAGGCATGACACAGGGAAAAATTCTTGAAACTATTCCGTGTGATGATGAGGAAGAAAAGATACGCGCCCAGATGATTGAGCGGCGTAACCAGCTTGGTAAGATGAGAATGGATGCAATGCTTAACACGCCTCCTGGCGGCGCACAACAGAAGCCGCCGACGTTGGCTTTCAGGTACGCCGATCTTGAACCCGAAGCAAAAGTACAGGCATTGAAGAAAATTGGCATAGAGGTGGGGTCACAGCAAGGACAGGAACCAGGGCAACAACAGGGACAGCCGCAACAGCCCCCACATGCCGAGGCCCAGCAAAAATTACAGCAGAATTTACAACCACTCACAGCTCCGCAAGGGGCAAGCCAGACGGCAAGTCCGTCTCAAACTTAACAGAGGAGTAACCATGCCAGACAAGGCAACACAAGAATTGGACACTGGGGTTGAAATTCCCAATGTCAATGATTTGTCGAAAGAGGAGTTGGAACACGTAGCCGCTTCTACCCCGGAGCAACTTGCGGCGGAATTGACAGCGCCAGAAGAGGAAGAGGTTCCTGGCGGTGAGGCAGCTCCCGAAGACCAAGCCGCGCCAGAGGAAAAGCAGACTACAGTACTAAAAGGGAAATCTAAGCCACAATCTAAAACATCCCCCAGTGAGGCCATTGAGGTTGTTTTGGACGATGGCCGAAAGATAGTCTTTGATAACAAAGATCAGTTGCTTCAAAACTTCAAATCCTTGCGGATTAGCCTTGATAAATTCAATGCCGAACGCGGCACAACTTATAAGGAACTCCAGAGGATGAGAGATTTGGAACAACAGTATACCGCTTTGCAAAGAGAGCTTGAGGACTTGAAGCGTGTCCCCGCTCACCCGCCCAAAGGCCAACAGGCGGCAGCGACGACAGACATGGTTCATAAAGCCGAGGAAGCAGGGATAGACCCTAAAGAGTTTTTTAAGGACTTAACCCCTGAAAATTTTGCAGAGAAAATGGCGGAGATTCTTGATACTGCCGCCATGCAAGCAGAAAAACGGTTGTCCCCCAGGCTACAGGCAGCCGAGGATGAGAACAAAAAGCTTCGTGAGGAGTTTGGACAAATCCGTACAGACATGACGTATCGTGAGCAGAAAAGCGTTTTTGATTCGCATTACCTTAACCTGATGAATGAGATTACTCAGCTTCAGGCAAAGGTTCCTGCGATAAAGACGCAATGGACTCCCGAACAGATCAATGCCGCAATACAGCAGTACGGTTCCGAACAAGCCCAGCTTGTTGTTCCTCCTGGTGACTTTGATAAATGGACGATTATTGAATCCATGCTCAAGGAAGATTATTGCCCTATTGATAGCCAGGGGCGGCTCGATATTACACAACGTAAACTAAAATCCATTAACAGTGCGTGGGCAGCGTTTCAGGTTGAACATCCAGAGCTTAACGATCAGACCGTAGCGGCGGCACATACTCAAGGTCAGCAACAGGTTTTAGATCAGGTACAGCGGGTTACGAATAGACCGCCGACCTTACCTAATAATTTGTCAACGGCCGACACGAATCCCGACGCTATGACTATCGAACAAGCTCAAAAATGGATAAGTACGCCACCGGAAACGCTTGCCATTTGGAAACGCACAAAAGACCCGCGATACCAAAAATTCGAGGAGGCGCAGGCTTTCGCGGAAAAGTACGCGGGATAGAAAGAATTTATTATGGCAAGTTATACAGCCTTGCAGTCGCAGAACCTTATTACCGCTGCGACCGCATTGAAAATCCAAGCTTTCGAGAAGCTCGTACAGATGAAGAGCCTTCCTGAGAGTATCTTTTTTCACCTGTCCGGCAATGTCATTGATAAGATGACACCCATTCCCGCCGCGTGGCTGCTTAAGATGCCGCCCGAGGCAGGGCAGGCGCACCAAACCAATTTCCCCTTGCTCATGTGGCTTTCGGGACAGGAAACCAAGGGCAATGCCGCTGATGAGATTAATAATGTGGAAGACCCTGTAATCAAGCAGTTCATCGCTTATTACAACGATGTTTCCCACAGCATGAAGCTCGACCAGTACGGCATTTCCTATCTGGATACTGCTCCTTACGCTATCAAGGACAAGGCTTCTGATCTTCTGGCGACGTATTGGAAGGAACTCATGGACTACTACATGCAGTTTGCGATACTCTGGCAGGTTTCACCGAACCTTCTGGAGTCGCCGACAAACCTTTCAGTATCAGCGCACAGGAACACGTTCGTTAAGGGCGTGAATCTGGCTAACCAGCCGTGGTCAAACTATAACATGAACGCGAACTTTTTCAGCGGTGTTATTGCGGCCACAATGGATTTAGCGAAAAACGGCCATACAAACCTTTACGAAATGGGTTTTGACTTCCCGTTTGCGCTTACGATTGCAGAGTGGGCGAATTATACCGGCAAACTCAAACCCTTTAACCTTGGCGGACGCGGATCGTATATTTATGCGATTCCTTCCAGCCAGGTTACAAGGACATTGAGTCCTATCAGCAACGGTTCGATGGGAGCGGTTTGGCAGGCAACGACAAAACTGAACACTGAGGAAGCGTCGCTGCCCCTCGTGCTCGGTCGTGCTCGTAATGTCCTGTTTGTGGAAAACCCGAGATCACCTACTGCCAAAACATACGGCAGCGGCAGCGGTTCAGGTTCCGGCCTTGGAACGACATCGCCGTACAACAGCGTACTTGAAGTTAAGTACCTGAAACCCGGCGAGAACGACCAACGGCACACCACCGGCGACATCTGGGAACCCGGTTTCCTGATGGGGATGCACGGTATTGCCGAAGTTGATGCGGGCGTACATACCGAGTACGAAGTCCAGGATTTCAAAAGGTTCAAAGCAACGGGCCTGTTTGATACGATGGGCTTCAACAGGGTTGAATACGTTCCGTCGAGTGGACAAACGGTGTCAACGTCCACCTCATCGACAACGCTTGATAACTTTTCAAGCGCGGTTACGTGGTTCTATAAGCAGTCTGCATATTGGAACATACAGACTGGTCAGACCTACTAACGGTAGGAAGTAACGGTGGGGGAGACAATTCTCCCTCACCAATTTTTAAACAATATTCCCAACATGGGAGGGTTTTATGGGTTTCCAGGACATTAAACAAATCGCAATGGCGATTAGTGACATGGAGAGCGCAGTTCCCGAACCGATGCCGTACATAGTTTTGAGGCACAAGGATTTCTCAAAAACAGATGGCGACCAACTCTTCGGTCTTTATGGAATCAGTGTTTTTCAGGGAAGTGGAGTTGGTGGCGGTATCTCCACAGAGGTAAAGGTTAATGAGAACAAGCCGTGTACTTTCTATCGGGACAAGCGGACAAATGTTTTGTTTGCCGTTATCCCTGATTGCAAGCACAATAGGGATGTTCTTACCAACCCCAATAATGTCCGTCAGCTTTTGACGATTCAAAGAGGAGAGCGGGCGGCACTTTTGACAATCATGGAAGCACCGGAAGATTTAAAGGCGCAGATTGAAAAGGTGAAAAAGGATATTGCGGAAAAGAAAATTGATCCTACTCCGAAATATCAAAAGATGGACAAGGAAGGCGACCCTTTTAATTACATTGTTTCCGATGTGAAAATGCCGATTGATGGCGCTGCTTAAACAAATAGTGAGGGGTTTGTTAATGAATACAACTTTTATTTATTCCTTGGCAGACCCCATTACTTTTGAAGTGCGATATGTTGGGAAAGCAAACGATCCGTATCGGAGGTATTGTGAGCACTTAATTGATAAAAAGCACACTCACAAAACTTCATGGATTCGCTCTTTATTGAAACGGGGGTTGCTTCCAATAAGGCAGATTCTTGAGGAATGCGACAAGACAGAATGGGAGAAAAAAGAGCGCGACTGGATAGCCTTTGAAAAACGGTGTGGGTGTCAATTAACTAATACCGCCGAAGGTGGAATAGCAAGTTTAGGAATGAAGGGGAAGCGACATTCGGAAAAAACTAAAAGAATAATGAGTTTACATTCTTCTCTAAGGGGAAAACATTCTCTATTTAGGAACAAGCACCATTCAGAAGAAACAAAAAATAAAATTTCTCAGAGCCATAAAGGTCTAAAACCGTGGCTAGGAAAACATCATACAGAAGAAACAAAAACAAAAATGGGAGAATCTCATAGGGGAATTAAAATATCAGAAGTAACAAGATTAAAAATGAAAAAATCTCATACTGGCCATAAGCATACGGAAGAACATAAGAAAAAAATATCACTTTCTCAAAAGGGACGAGCACCAACAATTGGTTTTTCTGGGCGACATCATTCTGAAGAAACTAAAGAAAAAATGAGAAATACGTTAAAAGATAAATTTAGTAAATTAAGGATTTAAATATATGACTGTTCAGGAAATTTGCAATTTGCTAATTTTACAAAATCCTGATTGGAACACAACCAGGGTTCTTAGTTTGTTAAATCAATTTGTACAGATGGTGCTGAAGGGAGATCAAACCGAAAATCTTGTATTTGATGCTTCAACTGGCAAACTCCCTTTCTTGACAACAACGAAGGGCACTTACCTGTATTCTTTGTCTTCCACGTATTACAAATGCAAATATATTCTTGTTGATGTAACAAAATGGACTTCTGCTTACGAATATCCTAATAACCCCGCTTTTGGAAGAAACAACACCGAGTATGCGTTCAACACTAATGAGATTATTTTGGGTGGATATAAGTATCGGCAAGTTCCCGTTGTAATTACCCCGGCTTTCGGCTCTGGTGTTGCTACTGTACTTTTCCAGTTTGACCCGAATACTACTACCAACCTATACTACATTTACGGTTATCAGGCTGGAAACCAAATAACATCATTTAGTTCAACATTGCAAATCGAGGAACGTTTTCACATGGATGTCGTGGCGGGTTGCCAGATACTCATAGATTCTCTCGACAATGGCCGGTTTGAAGATGGATTGAAAACAGTACAAGAGCAATTCGTGTCGAAAATATTATTGCAGAAATATAATAATTCACATCCCGACAGTTCCGTTGAAGCTATGGGACTGTAAGGAGTCGTTATGATTCTCCGCATAGAACAACCCGCATGGGTGAGGCAAGAAATGGAAAAATCACAAATCCCGCAGCAAAGAACGATTCTCCCGCAGAGCTATTTCACGCAAGGCATTAACTCGCCACAGAAGCCGGGAATGTTTAAGCCAAAGGACGCGCAACGGCAGCTTGATGATAAAATGGGACAGCGACAGGACGCTATACCAGCCATGTTGCGGCATGGTGAAGAAGTGATACCGCCAGAAGTTATTGCAAAAATGGGGGGACGCGAGAATTTTCTATCGGCAATGAATGAAAAACTTGGGCCAACAGGCATTCAGCTTCACGGGGGGAAAGGGCCGGTGACGGGTGGGCAGCCGGAGGAAGATGCGCTTCATGGCACGGTTCGGCCTATGGATTACCAACAGCAGCCACAACAGGGGATGGATGGTATGAGGGCGGGTGCTCCGGGCTTTGCAAGAGGAACGGCAGGAATCCGATTCAATTTTGCAAAAGGGACACCGCAAGTATCAACGGGCATGACGCAATATCCCGGAGGTATGCTGACAAACACTCGTGAGTCACCGCTTGGAGCGACGGAAATAGACCCACGGCAGAGACATGCATCAGGAACGACGGGTATTAATCCTGTGCCGAATCAAACAGTAGCGACTCCCCAAGTTAAACAAAATACCGCCGCTGCACCAGCACCGGCAGTAGCTGTTCCGCAACAGTCCACAACTTCTACTACTTCAACACAAGCTCCTGTAGTAAATGGCCCGCAGGCAGCGGCAATAAAGCCTTCGGTTCAGGGAATAGGCTTTTCACCGACGGATGTTACACAGACATCACTCTATAAAACACAGGCAAAAGCCGCTGATGAAGCAATACAAAAGCAGGGTGCCGTGGGTGCTATGACTAACGACCAGAATCTTGCACAGCAAGGTATTGGACAGGACACATCGGCGGGTCGGACATCAGCAGCGCAACAACAAGCTGGAACGGAATCGAAAATAGCGGCGACAAATACTGAGCTTGCCGGGAACGCCCAAAAGCAACAAGCCGCTGACTTACAGACACAGATGCAGCTTGCTTATCAAAGCGGTGATTGGGGTAGCGTGAATAAGGCTCTCGCCGCAATGGGACAATCGCCAGTTGATTTTACTAACCTTGAGCAGCAGCGGCAATCGGGAAATTTGAATGGCGCGGCACAATCACTGTTTAACATTGCCAATTCAATAACAGGCACCGATGCACAGTCCATAGCAACCAAAACCGCGTTATCAAACGAGGCAACAGGGCTACTTTCGACAGGATTGAAAACGACCTTGGGAGCACAGTATAATCCGCAAGCCTTAACGGATGCCGTGACTAATGTAGCCGCTGGCAACATTGCTGATCCTGCGACAAATGCGTTTGTTAATCATGTTGCAAGTGCTCCTTTGGCATGGATACAAAATAGCCAAAATGGGCAACAGTTTGCACAAAGCCTTGAGAATAATCCTGCGGGTAAGGAATTGCTTGCAGGAGTTAAGGCGGGGAATGCAGAAGCGGTATCTTTAGCAGCCGAACTGTCTACCTATGCAGCAAGTAATGACAGTGGAGTTCAGTTATCGGCTGACAAGATTGCTTTACTTAATCAGTACGGTGTATATCAGGACATGAGCAAGCTTAATGCGGCTCAAGCGGCGTATCAGGAAGGCCCGATGAATGCAGCAACTTCTATGAGTTACGGGCTTTCTCCAATGAGTTCAAGCAATAATTCAGCACTTACTCAAACATAGAGGTGATGTAATTGAGTAATACAACCTTTATTTATGCTCTTTGTGACCCAACAACATTGTTCTGGAAAACATTTGTCAGAAGAAACAAAAAGGAAAATTAGCAAAGCAAATAAAGAGCACGCTATAGTAAGGCAATTAGCCCAAGAAAAGAGAGGTACGCAATGATAACCGGAGTTAGATATAGCTATCACGATGGTGGTTCAGTGGATATTAAGTATCCGCGCCAGAAGTTTGATCAGGGAACATTTCATGATGTTAATCAGGCCAATACCGGAATAGCACCCATAGGTGGCTCTGAAGCTGTACAGGGTGCGGGTAAAAACGTGATTACTCTATCAAACGGCATGCAAGTAAATGCTCCTTCTGGTTCTTCCTCACAATCTTCTTCTGGTGAACAAATAGGAACCATGCCAAACGATTTTGTTCAAGCCCCGCAAGTACAGGGTGGTGGCGGTGGAGGGTCAAGTGGTGGTGGTGGCGGCGGTATGGGAGGAATGACCAGTGGAATATTTGGAGATGTTGCTGCCGTCTACAATGATTTACGCCAAAACACATCTGAAAATCAGCAAGTAGCGAACCAAATTTTCAACCGTAATGTTGGGCGTAAAAATCTTGCTATGGCTGAGGCTACAACAGCCTCAAATTTGCGTGGGGCTGGGCAAACACAGCAGCAGAATGCGATTCAGTTTGGAGAAAATCAATCAGACAGAGCGGGACAATTAAAACTTGCCGGTGCGTGGGCTTCTGGGGTCGCTAAAGGATTGACGGCTGGAAGAACATAGGAGCAAATATGCCTAGAATAGTACAGATGTTCAATACGACGACTCTTGATGGTCAGCCAGTTCAAGTTTACCAGACTGATGACGGGAAATATTTGCACTCCGATGATGCACAGAAGGAAATTGCCGCAGGTAGATTGGTTGCTCAAAAATCGGATTATCCAGCGCAAAGTTCCGTACAGGGTATAAAAATGCCTGTTAAAACCGCTTCGGAAGAAGTGCGTGCGCGGGAATACAATCAAGGAGCCACCGCACAAACCAACTTACCTGCTGCACAGGGCATAGCGAATAAATATGATTATTCGCCCGCTGCTTTTCAGACCACATTACAACAGGCTGGGGTTGCTGATACAAAAGAAGGACAAAAAGCATATCAGGATTATACTAAAAATATTGCACCAACAGGGGAAGATATTAACAGGCGCGTTGATTTTGAATTAGGCCCGGTAACCGACGTGGCAAAACAGCATGTTCAAGGGGTGCCGCAGACACCTTTTGAAAAAACTGCTATGTCTCTGGGAGAAGAAGCTGTTTCTGGTATGCCTGAAAAAGAAGGACAACTTGGCAGGCCAATGGAAAAAACGGAAGCTGATTTTGCCAAGGCGCGTGAAGCGAGTATGCAACAGGAGGAAAAGCCGGTTAAAGAAACAACAACAGCAACAGGAAAATCAACTACGGCTGGTGGTGCGGGAATGATTTACAGCGAAACGGATAACCCAATTGAATTTGCAATAGCGAGAAAACTTGCTAATGGCGAAATTAATTTCCAACAAGCCATTTCTATTTATCCTGCATTCGGACAAAAGGGCCAAAAGAGAGAAAATATTATCGCTACGGCAATGAAAATAAATCCTAAATTTTCTCCCTCAAGCCAGATGATTGCGTATGGTGGAGAGCAATCTCACGCAAAAGCGGCAGCGCAACTCAGGCCAGATGTAGTAAGCGGAAAGGTTGGACAGCAGGCTAGGGGCGGAACGGCGCGACAACTTAATATGCAGCGGCAAGCCGCGCAAAGAGCGACCTCGACGTTTGATGATGCTCTTAAAAACAGCGGTGGTAAATATGAAAATATTCCAACATGGATGTACCGTGACCTTGCTATGGACTATGCAAAAATACTTACTTTATCAGGGCAGATTGCAGAGGGTAGCGTTGATAAGGTTATGCAGGCATCGGCTCAGGGGAAATTGAAGGAGCTTTGGAATTATACAACAGGCGACACGAAAACAACGGCACCGCAAAAGGTTTTAGAGCTTATGCACCAAAGGATAAAATCTCTTGGCGTTGATTTGGATAAGCAATATTACAACCAAGTACAGGGCCAGAACATGCCAATAACGAGCAATCCGGCAACAAACCCGATGAAAACAACGGGAATACCAACATCTGGCGCGAAAGGTAATGCTCCTACATTGTCAACCCGTGCAGAAGTGCAGGCGTTACCTTCCGGTGCTCATTTTATTTATAACGGCGTAGAACACGTTAAAAAATAGGCAAAATATGTCTGAAGATATTACCGACCTTGCTTCACCTGTCGAGGACATATCCGACCTTGCCTCCCCCGTGTCTGGCGCTGCCGGTGGACAACAGCCCGCGCACGTCCAGAACCTTATGTCACGTCTCGGGCCGCTGCTTATGTCTGGTGCTAAAGCGGCTGTGGGGCCACGCTTTGTACAGGCCGGGAAAGATATTGCAGCAGGCGCAGCGGCGAGATCGGAAAGAACAGAAAGAGCGCCCACATTACCAGAGCAGGCGCTAAGTGGACTCGGTGAAGCGGCAGGATTAGCGGTAGGTGTACCGTGGGAGCTTGGAAAAGCAGCAATAGGAACAACGGCGGATGCGTTAAAATCTATTACTCCGCAACCTGTTCAGCAAGCAATTCAACCAGCAGCGCAAGCCACTGAAAGCGGATTACAAAAGGTTGTTAGGGGAATTGGAAACATTCCACTTCCTGGCGGTAATAAAGTGAGTGATATTCCAGCGGGTGCGGTAGAAACATGGAAGCAGTTGCCACAAAGAGCAAAGGATATTACAAGTTCTGTGGGTGACATTTCGATGGTAGCTCCTGTTGGAAAAGGCACACAACTATTGGCTAAAGGTGCGGAAAAACTCGAAAAGGGTATTGTGGCTCCATTTGCTGAGAGAATGGCAAAGAAAGACATCGTACAAAAACAAGTAAAGGTTGATGAGCAGATAGCGAAAGCGGTAAAAAAGGGTATCAGCAAGGGAATTAAACCAACAGTTGTCGGAAAGAAAACATTGGCGCGGCATGACAAGTTTTATTTAGATGCTAACGACGCAGTAAAAACCATTGCGGATAACCGTGATAATGTAAAAATAGTTGATGAAAATGGAGAGTCTGCACCTCACCCAAGAAGCTCGGCTGAAATGGCACAAGCCGTAGATCAGACGAAAAAAATACTTTACAAGCAATATCACGACATGGCGCTTGCTGCTGGCGATAAAGGTGCTCAACTTGACGTTGCTCCGATCATAGCTAAAATTGACAAAGTAAGCAAGGATTTGAAAGAAAACCCGGAAACGCGGGCTTATGCCGAATCCTTAAAAGCCGAAATACAGGAATTGCAGGGCCAATCGCCAGAAATTATTGAAGCAAGAATAAAAGATTTGAATAGTTCCCTTGCTGGTTTTTATGAAGGCCGAACTGCGAAAGCAAAAGCCCGAATTGATGGCTCGGTTGCTAACCTTATGCGGGAAGAACTGGACAATAAAATAACCGGCGCAGTTGGTGAAGGATATCAGGGGCTAAAGAATAAATATGGCTCGTTGAAAGCAATTGAAAAAGAAGTAAATCACCGCGCTATTGTGAACGCTCGTAAAGCGGGGAAAAGTATTATAGACATGACCGATATTTTTACCGGTGGAGATTTGGCCGCCGGTGTTCTTACTATGAATCCATTGCTGATTGCCAAGGGTGTAGCTGGGCGCGGATTGAAGGAATTATACAAGGCTATCAACAATCCTGACAGGGCTGTCGCTGCAATGTTCAAGAAGGTGTATGGATTGTCGGACAGGGCAAAGGTCGTTTCGGGAATGAGAAAAGGCGCGAAAATCCCAGAGCCGCCGCCAGAACCACCCGCTGCTCTACCCGCCCCACAGGGCACTATGCAGACGCAATTCATTCCCGGCCAGGAACCGGGCGCACCAGTACCAAAGCCCGGTATACCGCAGACAATTAAGAATCTTGGCAATGAAGGCGGGTACATTGATCTAGGGGGGGCTAGTGCTCCCGTCGAGCCACCCCCAACCGCCCCAAAAGGAGCGCCCGGAGCGGCGGCAAAGACCCCGCATGAGCAACTTATTGAGCGTATTCGTGGGCAAAAGCCATCGGAAGCACCTATTACCCCAGAGATACAGCAGGCGCAGATAGCACAATTACGGACAGAACGTGATGCAAAAGCGACGGAAATAGAAGCGCAGAAAAATGCAAAATCTGAGCTATTTCCTGACGAGCCAATAACGCCGGACGAGATAGCATCAAAGAAAAATGATAATAACATAGACTTTTTCAAAAAAATAGGTTATACTTATGATGAAGGGAGAAAAGTTTATGCCTACAATCCTGACCCCGCAGATGTTGAGCGAGTATGGTCTGCCTTCGGACGCGACAGACGAGATGTTTCACAACGCTCTGAAGAACTCCGTGCTGAAATTGAAGCAAAACGCGCCGCAGAGCAACTCCCCCGTGGTGCCGAAGTTCCACCCGTTGAAGGTGCACCAAGTCAAAGCGGTGAAGTCGCCCAAGGTGAGAGCAAGCCGCCACAAGATGTTCTTCCGCAGGGCAGCGAGACTGAGCCGCAAGGCAGCTTAAGCCCGGAAGACCAAGCCACACAAGACCGCCTGACTCGCATTGCCGAGCGCAAAGAGCGAAAGCCAGGCGAAGTTTATACCCACGACTTAACAGACAATCCCCAAGCAAACCGCGTATTGTGGCGTGATAATGTGCGCCGACAAGTCAAGTGGCATATTGACCATGACGAAAACGGTACGCTCCGTGACGACAGGAAAGACCAGTGGGCTTACGTCATGGGTGAGTCTACCAAGACGGGCGAGCCTGTAAACATTACTCCACGAACACAAGGAATATTACAGGGGCACTCGTTTGAATTTAGTGCTGGTGATTATGGCCCTAGTGAAATGGAATTACGCAGCGAGGAAATGACACCGGATGAAGGAAAGCAATACTGGACAGAGGATTTGGGCCAGCCTGAAGGCGAAATGCCGGTAACGTGGGATGAGGTTATGCAGGAAATCCGCAGTGCGGAAACAAGCCGTGGACAGGCGGAAAGGGTTACTAAAGGGCATGTGGTGAACGCGGGTAAGGTAGAGGATGGTGGGGAAGAAGCTAAGTACGCCGCAGAACAGGACGAAAGAAAATCAGAAGAAGCGTCCCATGAGGAACAGGCGGCAATTGAGGGGGAGCGCGGCTCAATGCAGAACGTGATTGATATGTTGAAAGGTGAATCCGGCGCGATAGCCACTGGTGGCAAGGTTGCAGACCCGCTCTACAGCAACGCCGCAAAAGCCGTGTCCGATATTACTATGCCAAAGGCACCCGCGAGCCAGTGGTTGTCTATGCTCGATCCTGCCAAAGGTAAGGGCACCAAGGCCGACGAGATGAAGTGGATCGGGCTGGATGATTACCTAAAGGAAAAGGGCGACCAGACCGTTACCAAGCAGGAGATACAGGATTTCATTGAGCAGAATAAGGTGAAGTTGGAAGAGGTAACAAAAGGACAAAACCTTGGCAAAATAAATTTGAAAAGTAAATATGCTACTCCAAGAGTTGTGAAGCTTGCGAAAGAATGGCAGGGTGATGTTGATGATGCTTTGTGGCTGACCCTTGCCAATGATGGTGATGCTTATAGGGAACTTACAAAGAAGTTTCCAGAGCTTGCCAAAGATGAAAATTGGGCCTCCACGGTTGCTGATGATGTTTATGGCGGTGGTGGAAATGTGGTTGAAACTAAGTTTGGTTCCTACCAACTCCCCGGCGGCGAAAACTACCGGGAAGTGCTGCTGAGGCTGCCGTCGCAAAAAGTAAAAAACGAATATGTTCCAATACTTGAAAATGGCAAATGGACACTCAAGAACAACAAGAATGGTGAAGTTTTTTTAGGCGGATTTGAGAATGAGCAAAAAGCAATAGCGGCGGCAAAAGACAGGAATGCAAGAAGTACACCGCAAGAAACCGGTTATCGTTCCCCCCACTGGGACGAACCCAACGTACTCGCCCACATGCGCCTGAATGACCGCGTTGACGCAGACGGCAAGAAGGTTCTTTTCATAGAAGAGATTCAGAGCGATTGGCACCAGGCGGGACGGAAGAAGGGGTATAAGTTCCCAAAAAATGACATGCTTGATCTTCCCGAAGGTTATGTCACGCGACAAAGGAATTTAGGCGGGGTGACATTGTTTAAGGGTGACGAGGCCGTGGGTACATTTAATTCTCGTGAAGCGGCCATAGATGGATTGAATCAGCAACGCACTCCCGCGGCCCCCTTCTCAAAAACATGGCACGAACTTGCCTTCAAGCGCATATTGCGTGAAGCCGCTGAAAAGGGTTATGACAGGGTGGAATGGACTCCGGGAGAACCGCAAGCAGAACGGTATGATTTGAGCAAGCAGATAGACAATATCGGGTATCGCCTAGACGGGGACGGAACCTATGAAATAGCTGCAATAAAAGACGGCGAAACAGTTATCACCAAGCACGGCCAAACGCCCAATGACCTTGAAGGAATTGTTGGCAAGGACGTGACCACTAAGATTGTTAATGGCGAAGGAACACCCCGCAAGGGCGGCGGCAACGTAAGGGACTTGTCTGGAGTAGACTTGAAAGTCGGCGGCGAGGGCATGAAGGGCTTCTACGACAAAATCCTTGTCGATTACGCTAACAAGTATGGCAAGAAGTGGGGCACAAGTGTAAAAGATGCATACTTAAATGAAACCGCTTCTAATCCAGATTTGCCAATTGCTACAGAATACGCACAGGGTAAAAAGCCTGTTCACTCCATGACCATCACCCCCGCCATGCGTGCATCTGTTATGGGTGAAGGACAGCCGATGTTCGCCGTTACCGGCGGCGCTGGCATTGCGGGCACATTGGCCGCTATGCAGGCCAGTAGAGATAAAAATAAAAAAGGTGTTTCCGATGTTGTTTCACGTATGAAATCTAAACGCAAATAACTCTCGAAAGGAGTATATTTATGGACATGAACCCCGTTGACAGAGAATCGAAACTTAACCCGCGCCCCGGCGTGCCGATCAGGACAGATGTAGACGCTCTGGCATCAAAAATCAAAGGCGACATTTCGGCGCACAACGACGAGCTTGAGTACCGCAACGCCGACCCGTCACCGGCAAAGATTATAAAGGATGTCAATTATTATCCGGCTGACCGCGCAGGGCATCCGGTAAAGAAGTTTGATCTTAGCCAGAATATAAACGCTGATGCCAGCGATCCTCACACACCAAAAACAAAGGAGTGACAAATGGAATGTTACACGCCAATTAACAAGGGCGCAGACATGCGTATGGACAAAGACGCGCTTGCCCGAAAGATTGATGCTGATTATGCGTCAAAGAAAAAGGACATAAAAGAGTTGGAAACTGACCCTGTTTCGAGCAACGGCAAGACTGGCCCGACGTATCGAAACGCCACAAAAAACCCAATAGAAGGAGCTTTCAATGTCTAATGTAGAATACGAAAAGGAACTTAAAAAGTACAGCCCGGAATCGGTGAAGTCGCGCATGAATCACCCCAACATGGCAAAGCCGGGAAATGAAAAATGCGCTCCGGTGAGCAAGCCCACATACCCCACGGGTAGCAAGGAGTAACTTATGAATGGAATGTTTATAAGCAAATCACGCGACCATTATTCAAAGGGAAGTGCGGATTCTGATTCTACTTCTGATGATAGGGCCGCTGATTTTGAGCGTATTACCGGCATAAAGGAAACCAACGAGGATAGGCGTTGGGTTGACAGCACAAACGCGGAATATATGAAAAGAAAAGCATCAGAGAAACCTTCACCAATTCCAGAACCTTCTGATAGCTCTTATGCAAAATCAAAAAACCGCTTTGGATTTGCCAAGGGTACGGTATCGCTTAAGAAGAAAAAGAAGAACAAGTTTGCCAAGGTGATGAAGGAAGGGTACGCTGGTAAGCTACACAGTGGTAAGGCTGGACCTGTTGTAACCAAACCAGCTCAGATGAAGGCAATAGCGGCAAGTGAGGCCGGAATGTCGCGCAAAATGCCTGCACCATCCGGTATCAGGTTCACACCAAAGGGGTAGTTGATGGTAAAAGACATTGTAGAACGCCTTAAAAAGCCCCTCCAGGACGTGCCAGAGGGCATAGGCCAAGTTGTAGGCAAGATTACTGGCAAGGGCCAGGATAAGCCTATTTCGCATCCTGACGAGGCTCCTAGCCCCAACGTGAGCGAAGAGGCGGTTAACCTTGTGGATAACGGACAGGTAGGCGAGGAAGAGCCGCAGCCACCCGCAGAACCCGCTCCTATAGCCGCAAAAACGCTACCTTGGGACAATAAAATAGTGTTTTTCGGCTTTGGCAGCGTGGCGGAGTGTGTTTTACCTATCCTTTTGCGGCATTTGGAGGTGGATCTTGCCAATATCACCATTTTGGATGCTCTAGACAAGTCAAAAGTGCTTGAGAAGTGGATTGAACAGGGTGTAACCTTTGTACAGCGGCGCGTGGTAGAGGATAACTTCACCGAAACAATGGAGGAGTTTCTTTCCGAAGGTGATTTGCTCATTGATTTGGCTTACGACATAGATTGCCGTGAGCTCTTGCAATATTGCCGGGACAACGGAATACTTTACGTGAACACCAGCGTTGAGGAGTGGGACTATACAGAAGGTTTTGATGAGCGCAGCCCTTACGATAAGAGTCTTTATGCCAGACAACAGGAACTTGACGAGGAAATCAACTCTTGGCCCGACAACAAAGGCACCACGGCGGTAATTGACCACGGCGCTAATCCTGGCCTTATCTCCCACTTCATGAAGCAGGGATTGATTGATCTTGCCAAGAAGCGCGGGGTATCCATTGAATCTACAAAAGAAAACGATTATGCTACCCTAGCACAGAAGTTGGGCGTAAAGGTGGTACTAGACACCGAACGGGACACGCAGATAAGCAACACGCCACGACAACCAGGGGAATTTTTGAATACATGGAGTGTATTGGGGTTTGTTGAGGAGGGAACGTCACCGGCAGAACTTGGATGGGGTACACACGAAAAAGAAATGCCGGAAAACTCAACCGTGCCGGATGTTGGGCCAAAAAATCAGATATTTCTTTCAAGAATGGGGATGGACACTAAAGTGAAAGTTTTTGTTCCTCACAATAAAGATGATACAATTGAGATAACCCAAAAAGACGTTGACAAAAACAATGAGGCAACGGGCAATAGGGCTGAAATGATTAGTACCACGGAAGAAGGAGACCAAATTGTTGGAGTTTTGATTAGACATGGAGAAAGTTATTCCATTTCCCGCTTCTTGACAACAAAAGACAATAAATACCGCCCTACAAGTTATTATGGATATTGCATGGCGGATTGCGCCATTGCATCAATGAATGAGCTTCGTGGTAATGATTACCGGCCACTGCCTAGACAAAGAATAATTTATGATAATGAGATTGTCGGTGGAGCCGATACGTTAGGGTGCCTAATAGGAGGATATGATAAAAAACATATTTGGTGGTGTGGAACATCTTTAAATATAAGGGACGCGAAAAGATTAGTTCCTTTACAAAATAGCACAACTATTCAAGTGAGCATATCTCTTGTTGCGGCTGTTATGTGGGCAATAGAAAATCCCCAAAATGGATTTTGCAGAGTAGAGGATTTGCCACATGATTATATACTTAATATTTGTAAACCATATTTGGGCCAATTCATAAGTAAAGAATTTACCTGGAACCCTGGACTGCATGCGACTAATTGGTTTAACGAACGCAAAGATAAGGAAATTGATAAGGCAAACTTGTGGGGATTTCAGAACTTTTTAGTCAGAGAATAGGTATATTATATAGTTAGGTATTATGGCACGAAGAACGTTTGAAAAACGCAGCAGGGCACAGAACCAAGAGCCAATCACTCGTATGCGTGATCAGTTTTTTGGCGAGACATCTGATATGCCTGGTGCCGCTATCGACAAAAAATTCCAGCTTTCCCTTGTAAATCAGGTTTGTTACGGCAGCTTCGTAAAGTCGCGTGATGGTATAACAGACAGACAAGATGACAATATGGGATTGCCGCCACTATTCGGCGCTAATCCTGGCAGTTATTATACAATATCATCCATGTCGCAATTGGGAACTACTGTCACCGTAGTTGGTTATAGTTTTACTTCTGCCGATATAGGTAAATTTGTTTGCTATGATAATAAGGATGGATATTTCAACGGTAGTAATGCTGCAATTTACCAAACGGCTAAAATTACCGACGTGGGGGTTGGGACAGCAAACAATACCTGCACAGTAGACTTACCGCAAACTGTTACCAGCCGTATAGGACAGTTTAAATACCCGCTTAACGGACAATGGTTCAATGCTTATAATCAGAAAAATATCGTTCATGTAGGGACTACGCTTTACCAGTGTTCTCCGGGGGATTATTCTTGGGCGGCTATAACGCAGGTAGGCGTAAGCCCTATTCCCAACTGCAAAACGATAATCAGGGACAATGACAATCTGGTAGTTTTAATTCCAGACAACGATCCTTTCGGCAATAGCTCTCCGACAAATCTTTATCTTGGAATATGGATAATTGACACGGAGAACAATCAATACTGGAAGGCCGCAGAAAATAACACTGCTTATCCTCAGTATAGTGTAGATGCACCGCTAAAAAACTGTACAGATGCACCTATCACAAATGGTTATAATAGGCGGTATCTTTATACCAAAAGTCGTTTTGTTGGAGATTCGTCAAATTACCCAATATTTGCTAACAGAAATATAAGTACAGAAAATGCGCTACAACACGAATCTGGCGCACAGCAGTTTGGGCCAACCATAAAAGACCCCGACTATACGCTGCTTGGCACGGCAACTGCTAATGGACAACTGTATGGACAATTAACGTTTTACCCAACAATAAGTTATTTTACTCCCGGCAGTACTTATGCTTTTGCTCTTGCGGAATCAGGAGCAGCAGCAAAAACCATACTGTTCAATATGTCAACAATTACTCCGGTAACTATTGACACCATAAGGGACTCTATTGCGCCGGGAATTATCTCTTATTTTCCTGACATTCTGGTTGAAACTAACAGCAATAACTCTGGTGTTCCTATAGGGGCGATACGGCTTACCACAACAGTTAACTATTTGAGCTATTTTACGTCGCCTACCGTTCAGCCAATTTCGGGAACGAACTGGCTAAATGGAGAAACGGGAAATCCTGGGGCTTTACTAAGTGATAATGGAGCACAGACAAACGGAAAACTAATATGCTATCCATCGTTGTCAAATTTTACACCGGGCGGCACATACGAATTTGATCTTCCTGTCTATGTTAATACTAATACGTGGTCACCAAAGACGGGAACGAATCTTGGCAACCATTATGCTGTTTGTTACGGCAATGGTATTTATGTTGCGGTAGGCCCCGGATTGATTCAAACATCTACGGATGGAAATTCATGGACAACCAGGCTTTCGGGCACCTTTTCCAGTATTCTTTACGCTGTCGCATATTATAGCTATCAAGGTGTTCAAAAATTTGTAGCCGTAGGCCAAGGTGGGGTAATATTAATTTCTGATTCTACAGGAACAACGTGGACTCAGAAAACATCAAATACAACACGGGATTTGAAAGGCATAGCACAGGGATATGCGGGTAAACTTGTCGCGGTTGGCGGCAGAGATATTGCTACCTCTGCTGATGCTGGAAATACATGGGCAAAGACGACAATAAATCCGTGCGCAATTGTTTATAACGGCACTAACCTTTATGTGATTGTTGGTCCTTCTGGCTTAATCCAAACCTCTCCAGACGAAACAACATGGTATACGCAAACATCTGGTACTACAAAAAATATCAACGCAATTATATGGGACGGAACCAACTTTGTTGCTGTGGGAGATTACGGAACAATAATTACTTCTACGAATGGGACGGCTTGGATTATACGATCTTCTGGACAAATTAGTAACCTGAAATCGGTTGCTTTTGCAAATTCAACCTATGTCGCAGTAGGTGATTTAGCAACTATTGTTAGATCAAGCGACTTGGTAACGTGGACAGGTATAGTTCCTTTCACGCCGATGGATTTTACTTCAATAACTCATTACACTGGTATATGGGTTGCTGTTGGAAGAAACTCGACGGGTTATCATGTAAATATAGTTTTTTCAAAACAATCCGACGCTTCTGCTTGGGGTGGTTATACTTTTCTTCCCCAAAATTACAATTTAAACTCTGTGACAGCAGACTCAAACGGAAACATTACGGTTGTTGGAGATGATGGGATAATTGCTTCTGTCCTCGCAAGTTTAATCATGGGAGATGATAGTGTTTTTCAAATACGAACTTCTGGGGTAACTGCTAACTTAAATTCAGTTACAAACTATACTAATATTCTAATTGCTGTTGGTGATTCTGGAAAAGTAACAACCTCGACAAATTCAACCACTTGGACACCCAAAACAACAAACATAACCGACAATCTTATTTGTGTCGCTTATGGAAATGCCAAATATATCGCAACCACAGATAAGGGAATAATGTATGATTCTTCTGACGCAACAACATGGACTCTGAAAACTACTGCAACAATAGGAGGAAGTTTCCGAGGAATTGTCTATACGAGCCAGTACGTGATTGTTGGAGATGCAGGAACAGTATTTACTTCCGCAGACGCATTAACGTGGACAAAACGAAGTTTACCCATTGCCAACAATTTACTTGCACTTACTTACGGAAACAGTCTTTATATTACTGTTGGTAGTGGTGGCGCAATTTTCACTTCTGACGATGCCATTACTTGGGAATCGCAACAATCAGGAATTACAACCGACCTATTTTCTATCGCTTATGGCAACGCTCTTTTCAGGGCATCGGGAAACGGCGGGAAGATCATTTCTTCGGCAGACGGGATTACTTGGGGCGCGGAAGTGTCCGGGGTGACATCAGACCTTAATTCAATAATTTTTGTCAATTCTGCCAGTGATTTTGCCACAATAGGTTTTTTGATTTCCGGTTCAAGCACGCCGGTATTTTTAATTTCCGGGCCGCAATGGGATAATGTACAAATAGCTTTTATATTGTCAGATCAAGACCCTGTTACCATAAACAGCTTGATAGATTCTTTTGCTTCAATAATTACATCGCGGTATCCTGACATAACTATTACGCAGGCGACGGATGGAACAGGTGCATGGATACAGGCCATACTAATAGCAACTACAGTACATCAACTAAATTACCTTACTAATTCAGTAGTGCCGGATGTCAGCGGAGCGGGAAGGCTCAATGCTAATAGTATTGCAAATGGGGCGTTGCTGGTTGATTTGACAACTGTGGCAGCAAAATATTTTAATGATAATTTGTCACCTAATACTAGCGGTACAGCCTGTGATCCGGCCACGCACTATAGCGTTTATGGTACTGAAGATATAAATACCAATGATGTTCTTACGGTTGGCAACGATCCAAATGCCTTTGCCCTTCTTGATGATATACCCATAATGAAAGCTTTTTATGGTGATGGCTCTACATCCGGGTTACAAATTACTTCTGGTACGGACATAGGCACTTTCACAACAAAGCAGGGACATTTTACCACTGCTGACGTGGGAAGAATAATGCCTATTGTGTGGCAGTGGCCATACGGAACAGCCTTTGGATATTATCTTGCATGGGCAAAAATATTATCTCTTGTATCTGGATCAACAACCTCGGTAAATATCCAACTTACGATTGATGGTGTGAATCCATTTACACTTTTTACATTTATTGACCCTAGTTATTGCTATGACTACCTTAAAGCTTGGGCAACGATAGAAAGCCATTGGATATTCGATTGTTCATTGTCTGGAAAAACCATGACCGTAAACCATATATGGTCTACCAACAAAAGTGGAATAAATGGCACCGCACTACAAAACTATACTCTTGGCTCGTATGCTCCTTATGTTCTTACTCCACAAGTAGGCGAACAATGTTTTCTTGATTATGGCGATATTAGGATTGTTACCACTTATGATAGCATAGCTCAGACAATCACTGTAGATGCTAATTTTGCTACAGAAGCTGCCGCCTGTATGGCGTTTAGGGCAATGAATTGGTCTTATCTCGATAGCTATACAGATGCTGAAATATCACCCAAAATCGGAAATTTTGGTATCAAAACTCGTTTCATGAGAGCAATTCCTTGGGACGGATCAAGTCGTTTTTGCGGAGAAATGCTGCCTGGCTTTCTTATTGCAAGTTGTAATATTTCGTACTATTATTCGGAGCTTCCTAATAATTACAGATACCTGATTGGAGATTATGACCCAAATCATCAGACCGATAAGGTGTCTGAACCAATTACGGCGTTTAGTTCACATTCCGATGCGGTTGGTATATTCTCTTTGAAGTCGTGTCATGTTGTTCAAACCAACCTTGATATAGACTTTACCGATGAATCAAATGGTATGATTGTCAGAGTTCTTCCTCCACCGAAAATCATTGGAGAAAATAACGGATGTGATGGTATGGATGAATTGTGCAAAATTGACGCTGGTCTATATGCGGTTATACTGTATAAAACTGCGGATATTTGTTTATTTGACGGAAACTCTTTCGGAGATTCTTTATCGCTTGGTAAAATAAGAAATAAAATTTTTAAACTGTTTGAGAGAACCATTGATTATGATCCTCAATATGGGCTATTTGTAAGAGGAAATGACCTATCTGGTCTATGCTATGAAAATAACAGGTTTTATTATATAATACTTCCCGGCATGTTTGCCATTGGGCAGGGAGAATTTAATGATTTGCCCCTTGGAGAAATGGGTGTTCATTTTATTAACAACAAATTCTCTTATCTGTATAATGCTCTTATTATGAGCAAAACGGGTGATTCTGTTCCTGTTCGTGCTGTGCCGGGAGAATTTTTCAGGTTCAATTATGCCGCTATTGACAACTCAAATATGTATGATGATTACTACTACACCTTGTGCATTATGGCACCTATTACATCAACCCATATAACCTCTGACGATACCGGAACATCGCAAGCATTTTTTATAGAGCAAATGGAATCTCATATTTTCTTGAACCCTGATAAATCGAATATTGATCCTGTTGGTGGTGTTTCTTTTATAGATTCTGTTCCGGGAAGCAGTTATCCCGTGACTCCATTAACTATTGCCATGACCGCACAAAATGACATAGGGCAAACCGTAACGGTTTCCTCTATGGTAGGTAATAATGATGATATAAATTTCGACTTAAAAGTAAGAGGCCACAGGATAAGGTATTCCATTACGTTCAACGGCGCTGGTTGGCAGATGACGGGGCTTCTGTCGTATTACAAATCAAGCGATAAGCGAACACCTACTAATTCTGGAGACACCGAACATACGTCGCAGGCAGTTATTTTGTCGCCGGTAGCCGGAATTGGCCGCACTTCTCAACTTCTTAGCCTCGCTAGTGGAAATGTTTTGCAGGGTATGACCACGCTAGGGGTAGGCGCTCTTTCCACTATTGCAAGAATATTAGGGCCGGACGGTAATACTTATTCTGCTTATGTTAATATTGGACAGGTTGGTTTATGTATTCCTTCAATAATTGACATGACAAATCATGCTTTTGCTATTGGGTTTTGGTATAATCCAGCAGCGGCGACCAGCGCCAATGGTATTGTGATAGAATCTTTATTTTTACCATATCAATCAACTATTTCTATTGATGGGGTGACTGGAAAATTAATAGCACACGATCCGGCAGACCCTGACGATTCTGTTACTATTCCGACGAGTGGATGGCATTATTTATTAATTCAATATAATAACGGCACTAATAGCAGCCAAGTTAGCGTAGACCTTGGAGCGCCGGTTGTTTTTTCTGCTATAGGGCGATTTAATACACAGATTGAAACAGGATTTATTTTTATGCCACATTGTTTACATTCAATCTTTGATCTTCGAGTATTTAATTTGAATGGAGCAGCTTACCCTATGCTTGAATCAACTTTAACATACTACTACAATGACGTTTTGGCTGGTGGAAACAGGACGCTATCACAGGCATGAAAATATTAATTCCAATGCAGTCCCAGAAGGGGTTACCTGAAAAAATCATAGATGCTTATGGAGCACAGACTGAAAAAGCCGAGATAATTACAATTGGTGTTCCTTGTGTTAAAGATGATGTACATCGTTTTTCGGAAGCAAGATCGAGAGAAATATGCAGTTTAATGGCAAAAACGATAAGCGACCCGGTTGTATGCATGGCGGATTCGGATTGTTTGCAGTTGTTCACTACCAATCTGGCGGAAGCTAAAGCGGAAATAGAAAGAGTGCCAGAATTGGACGCTGTAGCTTTATCAAAGTATGAGATAAGCAAACTTGACTCGGAGCATGTTGACATTAAATGTATTGTGATAAGAACACAGCTATTAAGCCAAATATCATGGCTTGCACCAACTGATAAATTGTGTTTGTGTTACAAGGTAAGAGAATACTTAGATGATTTGGATTATTCATTTAGATATTTGGATAATCGAAAACGGGTTTCAATTGTATGAATACAAAACATACCCCACAGATCGTTGACTTCAATGATTCCAAGAAAGCCATACGTGCCCTCAAGGGGTCGGTGGATGATGCTTTTCTATTGCTGAACAGACTTGAGAGCAGCATTGGAAAGGTCAAAAGCGGGGTATCTTCTGTTCAAATATCGGCAAGTATTTCGGCTATTAAGGGTGGTCAACAAAACCAGGGAGGCCAGACACTTATTGTCCGAGAAATACCTATCCTTACTTCTGCCCCCAATCCGGCTGTGGGGGCGGCGGTTCCCTGGATACTTTTAGGGGATTACGATACTATTCAGCTTGTGTACCCTGACGGATCAAACCATAATCGTCAGCTAGTTCTGAGTTCAGTTATATTTACACCATAGGAACCCGTATGAAAAAACTGCTTTTGCTTTTGGCCTTGTGCTTGCCCGCGTTTGCAACACCAGTTAATTATGACACCGTGAATTGTCACGCCCTGCGCGTAACCCGCACAAAGGGTACGCAACCCGGCACGGCAAAATTTGACGCGCTGGGCCAAATTTGGAGCGCGGCAATTGATACGGCAGACAGCGCAGGCGTGGCGCACCTAGCGGACACCTGCAAGCACGAGAAGGACACGGTGCGGGCTGCGTATAAAGCGGACACGGTTCTGCATCCCGTCCTAACCACGATAAAGCAAGGATATGGAATTACCGTTACGCAATCGGTTGACACATTTACCGTGGCCCTTTATACTCCCCCGGTGATTGCGGCCCTCACCAACACTTCGCCAACGAATTACGCGGGGCAGA